TGCTTGACGTAGCCCTTGAATCGGTCCATGACCTCGCCCGTCTGGTCCTTGACGGGAGCAGTCACGTCCACCTCGATGTTGGGGTAAGCGTCCACGCCCCAGTTCATTATTCCCACGCATGTCGTGGTCTTCAGGCCACCGCGGCAGAACTTGAGCACATTGATGTCGCCCCACTGACGTGGGTTGAGAGGGCCCTCGTCATCCGCAAGGTAGTAGAGGTAGTTCTCTCCCGTCTCGTCGTAGAAGTCGTAGTTACGGGACGGGTCCTCTGGATGTTGCCAGTGGTTTGCCAAGTAGAGGCGAGGGTCGTGAGGTATTCGCTTCTTTACCTCGTTAGCCACGGCCGTGGAACTACCCGCCTCTCCCTTGCTCATTCGTCGTTTTTGATGTCGGCGGCTTCGCCTTGACGAGCCGACGACTCAGACGACTCGTCGGCAATGTCCGCGAGCAGCAGTTCCTCGTCTCTCTCGCCCTCAGCCTCCTCTTCCTCGGGGAAGTACGTGCCCTCGCCAGAGTGGTCCCCATCAGGGCCGTAGTCGAGAGTGTACGAGCGGTTGTCCACCTTTACCGAATCGTTGTCAGCATCGAGGTCCACCCCGCCAGCCTGGAGGTGCTTTTTGTAGTCCTTGGTAAGGCGGCTCAGTGGAAGGTTGAGGTGATGCTCTCGTTTCTCCTCAATCGAGTCCACGATCTGCCCTCCCTCGTTCGTGCCCGTCGCCACGGTCGTGACGCCCTCGAAGGTCCCCGTCTTGAACAACTCGACGTTCAGGGTCTTCATCCGTGCGTAATCCAAAGACGCGAGCATCAGCGACTCCGCCTGCCCCAGGTACGTGTCACGAGTCGGGATCGGGACTTCGAGAAGAGCCTCGTCCGCCTCAAGCTCGTCGTCGTTTACATCGACCACAACCTCCTCGTCCTCTGCCTCGAAGGAGTACCGTGACTGTTCGAGGAGTCCGCGGTAGATGCCGACTGCGTACATGAGGTCCGACAGTTCCATGACCTCGAAGAGTACGCGATGGGACTCAATGAAAGCCCCGTGCTCGTAGAGACGTTTGGCGTGTTGCATGTTAAGCTCCTCTCGCACGTCCTCGTCGTGTATTTGGTGGTGCTTACACCGATGGCTGTACTTCGGGTGGTCCTCGTCCACGTAGTAGCTTCGTGGTTTCGCAGAGCAATAGCGCCACTCACCGTAGCGAGAAAGCGAGTGCCTTAGCGGGGCAGCGCACTTATCGGGTTGTGGCTCCGTGGAGCCCGCGTCCTCCTTGTAGTCACCGTGTTCATCGCTCGGCATTGTCGTGTATTAAAGTAGCGTAAAACGGTGTGGTCAGAGGGTTTCGCCATGCCCTGCATTGAAGGAGGGCGTCCCGCAAAGGTGTCCATCCTTTACGGGGAGGCGAAAGCAAGCCAACACCCTGAAAAGAGGTCACTGGCCTGTGGACCTCTCTCGCCTCATGCACGTAGCTGTGGAGTTGAGCCTTATAAATGCTCACGGTTCTCCTTCCGAAGACCGTGTAGCTCGGGGTGAGTCAGGCCCAGGTCCTCCATGAGGGTCTTGAAGTGGTCCTCGCGTTGCACATGCCGACCGTCCTCGTTTAACACAAGGCTGATAATAGCCAGAGCCGTGTCTGCAACCCCGTGGGAGCCCTGAATAGAGGCCTTCTCGTCCATAAGGTGTAGCACCCTATCACGCTGGTGGTCAGTCACATCCAACTGAGAACAAAGCGTCCTGGCCCTTACGACGTTGTTCTCCGCGTCCTCCAGGCTCTTACGATAGCCACTAAAGTGGTCCTCATTCCAGCGAAGTATGCGCCGATACAGAGCCTTCTTTTGCTCAGAAACGTCCAAAGCGTCGATGTCCTTATGGTAGAAGCGAGACGCTGCCTCTGTAGCGTCAACAGTCGTCACGAACTCGTCCCGCGTTTTAATGTCATCCAGTTCCGAAGCAGCGCCGTTCCCTTCAGTGTCGTCTAATCGGTCGCTATCTTTCATAGCAAGACGTGTCGAAAGATACGGTATGGACACTATTATGTCTGTCGATAATACACTGGATGGCCCCACAGTGGCGGACCCCCGCTCCCATCCGTTTTAAAGGAGCCCGCAAACAGCCCCGCTCCACCACGAACCGCCCGACGGCACCGCCTCCTTCTTAGAACGCAACCTCGCGCCTCTCAACACCACTGAGTAAGCCACGTCCGATGACCCTCACGTTCCTCTCAAGGGCCATGAGCGTCCGCTAAAGCAGGCTCCTGTGTCCATGAGCACAAACCTGGGCCACACGCCCGTGGCTCGGACCAGCCAACTGGCTCGCCCACCGACCGTAGCGGGCACCATGACAAACTCTTATAATATTACACCATTGTGCAGCAATGCACGGTAGTCGCAGTACCCTACTGATTCACAATGGAGTGAAGCACAAGTCTTTTACAACAGTAGGCTGTTGCTGTAAGTGGGTATGCTTTCGAGGTTTGTTTGCGGGAGTCAGTGAAGAGTGGTTCCAATCCCGTCGCCCTCTACGGGATAGGGGCTTGCGCGAGACAGTGCGCGCCAGCACTCCGAGATGACCACAACACTGATACCCACGGACCTGCAACGGAGAGTATGCTGCTCGAAGCACTGCTCGTGTTGTGGGGACTCACGGCCCTGGGCCTGATCGCCTACACGGTATGGGTGATGCAGCACACTGAGTACGGAAGACCGTGGCGGGGGCCACACCAATGAGTAACACGGTCGTGGCGGGAGTGTCAGAGCAATGACGTCCTTGCTTACCCTGTTCGTGACGGTGTTCACAATCGTGATGTTCACGCTCGTGTGGATCGGCTACAACCCTGTCCTCGGCTTCGTGATCGTCTGGCTTGTGTCGTTTTACCTCATTAGGCGGCACCGACCTGACGGGGGCAAAGGGCCGAAGGACGAGGCGGGACCATCGTGCTCCTCGCAAGACCGTGATGTGCAGGTTCATGGCGGCAACGAATCTGGTCAACAGGGTCCTGGGGCCCAAGATGGTGCCCGCGACCGTGTGGAGCGGCGTGTTGACCAGAGAGGTGTCCAAGAATGAGCCTACTTCGCAAGGCCCTAAAGACATACGGCGTCCTGGCGGTTGTCAGAGTTCTGAAGAGAGACGCCGCTCTGGTTCTCAGCCTCCCGCTCGTCGCCATGGAAGTGGCGAAGCAGGCCACCGACAAGGCAGGTCTGTGGCTCATGGACTACTGGGAGTACAACGCAGAGGATGTACGTGGCACGTATCTGGAGATCGGGATTACTGGCACGCATATGGACTGGGGCAGTGCGGGTAACAAGATCGGTCGAGTCAGGGTCGTGGATGTTCTCGGCGAGTGGTACCATGTCGGGTACCTGTCGCATGAAGTTCGCCGTGGAGTCCTGGACCTACTTTCGAGAACGCGGGTGAGGCTGCATCACGTCTCTCACGATTACAACGAGACGGTGGAATCATGCTTCATCAGAGCCGAGAAGTGTCAGGAGCGTGTTTGGAGCAAATTGTTGGGTCTCATAGGTAAATAAAATCGAAGAGCGTGTCCGAGGCAGGGGCCCGCCTTGTTGCGCGCAAGTGCAGCCCCACACAACGCACGTGGTACCCGCCGATTTGATGGCTAATCTCGACGGGCCCCTGATACGGACCCCTATCTGGGGTCCAATATCAGGTTCTCGAAAACGACCTCGTGACTCGTCACGGTATCCCGTGAGAAGTCGAAGATCGCCCACTGTGCTTCAAAGGGCTCAAGCACCTGTAGTTGGGCGGCTTCTTGAACATCCTCGCACGAAGCTACGTAATCACGTGCGTTCGACCAATCATCCTTGTCGTCTTTGGTATCGACCACGTACGACACGTTGCGGTCAATACACATCGCTTCGTAGAGTCCACACATTGCCAGCGTGAATCCTGCCTTGCGATAGGACAGGCCCTTGAGATCGGTCAACCTCCCGATAGCGTATGGTGCTGTGTCCACCGCGTCGTCCTTGGTCGCGTAACGGACCTCGGCGACCAAATCCTCGAAAGCGTGGTTCTCAAGACCGTCTTCGATCCACTGGCTGTGCATATCGGCGTAGACGCAGCCTTCAAAGGCCCGCCGTAGCGGCACGCCTTCGACGTATTCCACGAACCCGCGCTCGGCGACCTCGGTCTTCGTCTGTTGGCTCATGACGGCGAATACGTACACTCGTTTCAGGTTCATGGCTGCGGCCCAGATCGGCCCGCCGAGTAGGACCGAGCGGGCCTCACGCACTTGCCGCCAGTGATCCTCGTATTCGGCCTTGTGTTTGCGCCACCACTCGCGGGGAGTGGTCGGCACGAGGCTGCCGTCTAAGCACCGTTGTCGTTGCTTGTCGTTCGTGTCGCTCATGATTGCTCCTGTGCCTGCACCTGAACAAGCACACACCTGTTCGCCACGTTCGTGGGTAGCGTGTCGCGGTACGAACGTGCCTCGTGCGGGTGCGCCCAGATTTGTGCCTTCTCATGGTCGCGGTCAGTCAGAAACCTGTTCCTCGGTTCATCGAACAGTGCGTAGCCTATTGGTTCGTTCATCGTTGTTCCTCGTCGTTGAATCGCTCGGGGTCATTCGCATGGCAGTGCTCGCGCACGGCTTCTATCACACAGTCGGGTGCAACGATCGCCTTCTGCTGGAAGTCGGGACTGTCGAACCCTCCCACGACGTGGGCGGCACACAATTGCCCGACCACCTCGGTAAACAGCAACCGTTGTGCTGTATCGGGGTAGCGGTGTCGCACGTGCTTCCATTTGGCGACCTCGCCGTAGAGGTCGAAGCCTCGGTTGATCGCGTAGTGGCCGAGGTAATCATGCACCGCACGGCCGACCACGTTCTCACTCGGGGTCATGTGTTCGGGGTGACTACCGCCCGCAAACACCTTCATGACACCGCGTTCGATGTCAACCCGCATGGCCGTGTAATCGGCGTAAGGGTCCTCGGTCGTGAATATCACGTCCACGTCTTCGATGACCTCTTGGAAGCGTCGTTCGTTGATCGCCACGATTGCATCATAGGCGTCACGGACTTCTTGGTCGTCACGGTGTTCGGCCGCCAGGTACCAGCTACCGACGGCCTCTTTCAGTTCCTCGGTCGTGGCGTCACGGTAGTTGCGGGCGTCCAAGAGGTGACACCCACTACCGTGTTCGTCGGGGTCGTACTCGAAGGTGTGTGTTCGGACTGAAGGGGCGTGTCTCATAGCTCCGCCTCCAGCGCCTCTTTCAGGTCGTCCCGAAGCCCCCAGACCGCTTCAAAGGTCGCGTCGCGGTCGTCGTTACGGGCCTCGATCGCCTCACTGCCGAGGCTGTTCGTGACGGTGAGCATCTGGTTCCTGCTTAGACGCACGGTCACGGTCGGCGAATCCTCGGGTCGCTCGGTCGAAAGGTCGTGTACGGTACTGTTCGCCTCGGTCGTGTCGTCGTTGGTGTCGTTGGTGTCGTTCATCCTATCACGTCCACGATCCGCCCGCACGATTCACAGTCCTTCTCGCTATTCCAGCCCTCGCGCACGCCGTAGAACTGTCGTGCCTCGCAAAACGGACACGCACCGTATCGCAGGGTTATCGCCCGCTGTAGCACCTGATCGGGTACCACGGGACTGGTTATCTGTGCATCTGGTCGCTCGTCGCTCGGAACTCGGTCGAAGGTATCAACCATAGTGTTGTATCACGTGCGTCTCTCCGCACCGTCCTTGTTTCACTACTCAATTAGTTAATCGGTTGTCGTTCTAAGACGGTAGGCGTCCCAGACACGTTACTGCCTGCTACACGTTTTGAGGATGAACAGTGTATGGCACGAAACCACTCGTGCGCACCACGGGCGTGCAATGGCGGCCTGTTAGACCTCGTATGATCGTTCCTTGGCGATTGTCTTCAATCGGCGAGGTCTGGCGGAGCCGTCTTCGCCGACGTGTCTATACGGACGCCCGATTAACAGATAAGGGTTTTTGACACGTACCTGCATTTGGTGACAGGCACGTACCGAGTAGGTGCGTGGTACTTACATGTACGTGCCAGCTTGTTACATCTGGTTGCCGCACGGTTGTGATTTACTTACGCCTCCGCGCCCCACGGACTTTCTTTCGGACTTTTGTGTCGTGAATCGTGGCCGTGTAAGAAAGTTCATGAACACGTGAAGGTTACCCCTTACGCGGGTGAGACCTTGTTACGAATACGTGCGGGGTACTTACGGCTTTGTTACCAGCTACTTGCGGACATCATGCACCTTTAGTGCCTGTAGCCGTAAGTAGCTGGTATGCACGAACCTATGCACACCACGTATCTCGGCGGACCGCCAGATACGTCACACGCATCAGGTTCGTTTCACGGCAACTACCTGCTTGATACAAGCACCTCTCTTTTTGTCATGCTCGTATGCACACGAGGCATCTGTGAGGTCGCCAACATGCACGTGGGTAATCAGGGTTTCCCGACCCGTGAAGCGTGTCGGAAGCCGAAGGGGCGCGAGTCCCGAGGTCGTGACCCGATCCAAGAGGGTGACGGGTGGGGGGCTCTAATAAGCATTTTTGGCGATCTCGGTAAGTAGGGTCCTGACACCACCAGGGGTGGGGGGCTCTAATAAACGATTTTGGCCGACCAGGGACATCCACGCACACGGGCGTCGCGTGTGACATGCCGCAAATCAGGTTCGTTGCGGGCTCAGGGGGCTCTGAAAATATCGCAAAGACGTGACCCCACCATCTTACCCACCCAAGCTCCTGCGTTTCACTTTCCCCTCGCCACGAGTCAACAGCGACCTGAAGCGAGCACCACCGTGCCTCCACACGAACCCGATTGTAACATGAGCCCGAATCCTTTGAAGTTCAGTTCGTATTTACGATACAGTCGAGGCAAGTTCGTGTCGCAGTGTCATGGGTATCCGATTCGTCGTCAGGAGGATCGGAACCCGAAGGGGCGTAAGTCCCGAGGTGGTCCCGCCACGGCTCTGTCGAGATTCGTTTGTGACTCCGCACGGATTCGCTCGAAGGCCAGACGAACCCGCCTCGGAAACTGCCTCGAAAGGCACGCTCCTGTTGTTCAGGTTCGTGTCAAGATTCACGGTGGTCCCGCCACGATCTCGTGAGCATTTGTCTCTGGGAGTCAGCTACTTTCAAATCGAGAGGCACCTGTGTTTGAGGCTAATCTCGGAGGGGTAGGGCGGAATCTCAGGCGGGTGCATAGGAGTTAAGTTCGTGCCTATGGAGCTAATCTGGAAAGGGTAGGGCTGAGATTCAACAAGGTCATGGGCGGTCACGACCCTGGGTACGCAGCGCCGTGGAGACGCAGGTTACTGTCAATACAAGAACGTGACCGCCACGGATGTGGATAACATGAGCCTAATCCACAACAGGTACGTGCTTTTCAGTCAGTTAGCCGATCGTACAAGAGAGCAAGTACCCATGCCTCGATGCCAAGCAAGCCACCAAGAACCAACCACACCCCGATCATCAGGAGGCTCTCACTATCCGCGAAGAGTGAGCCAATCAGAGCTATCGCACCTACGACAGTGGCAGTATAAGCAATCGCTGCGAAGACAATCAACAGCGTGTAGTTCGACTTGTTAGTATCTGTAGGCCACATCAGGGTGTGCCTCCCCCAGGTGCTTGTGTAAGACACGTACCAGGTTTGCTGTCGAAGAGGCAGTCAGTAGCTCGTCACATTCGGGGCACCTACGTATTCCCTGCACTGGGCCTTTCTTGCACAACACACAACCACTGTTATCGAAGGCGGCAGCGAGTTGTTCCCGATTCTCGTCCATACAAGAGGCACGTCGCCGAGCAGTAAAGTTCTTGCTATACGACTAACCTGGAACGCCCAGGGTGGAGATTCGGTCAGTGGCCCTGGGTCCGTGTCGAGACAGCACCCTGAAGGTGCAGGTTACTGTCAAAACAGGAACGTGACCGCCACGGACGTGGGTAACAGGTCAGTGTGTCCTCGGGGTCCCGAGAGCCATCATACCTGTAAACCAGAGGCCCATTCCGCCGAGCAACCACGCTGATTCGCCCAGGAACAGTGAGGCGACCACGAAACTGGCACCCAGGGCTATGCAGCCCACTCCAAGAACGTGCAACAGCGGCACCGCAATAGCGGCCTCGCTATTCATGATCCTGCAAATCATCCAGAAACATGTCGAACACTACCCTGGCCTCCTGGGTCGTGAGCGAGACGGTGTGGTACTTGTAAGCGTCCGTGCTTTCGCCCCTCTCGATGAACACCGAGTAATCATCGTGCAGCGTCACGGTCGTGTCGCCTACAGTGTCCTGGTCACGGACATTGGACGTCATTCAAACACCTCTCTGGCGCGCCTCTTTGCCGCTACCGCGCACGTTGAGCACAGGTCCATGCCTGCGACAGTAGCCGTGGCCGAGACACCCTCACAGTTCTCGCAGTCTTCAGTAAGGTATGACGACTCCTCCTGGGTCGAGAACACTGGTTCACCCTGGATCGTGGCTTGCACGAGGCCGATCTCCTCGTGTCCGACCACGATCTTATCGCGTGTGCGACCGTCCTCGTCGCGTTCGAGGATCAGCAAGGGACTGTACTTTTCCTCGGGTCGACACACCTCCAGAGTCTTGCCATCTGAGCGCGTGTTTCGATTGATGACCATGGTTGTGTAACGTGGAGGACTGTATTAGTCCTTGTGGTCTCGTGGATCAGCCACGGCCCTGGGTACCGCTACGGCCCCGCAGTCGACACACATGTGGTGGCCGTTTAGATAGCCGAAGTCGCACTCCGTTATACATGCGTAGTCATACTCCGCCACGTATTGGCCTCCCCTGATGTTATTGATACGTGGCAGACTAACGTGTTCACGGTCGTGCGCCTCCTGGGAGTGCTCGGTTTCCGAGAGCCCGACCAGTTCACGACACTGAGTACAGTAGCCGTATTTGTACCACATCATCGTGGGTCGGCCACCTGGTGTGGTACTCTCAGAGCGTGACACCGATGACAGATGGTGATGCCATCATGCAGGTACCCCCAATTGCACCTCACCGTGCACACGGAGTCGTGGCTGGCGATGTAGTGCCCACGACGGACGTGACTGATCTCAGGTAGGCTCGCATGTAGAGAGCCGTGGCGCTCACGAGCGTGTTCATCAGCGTCCTGGTCGAAGGTGTCCTGACAACTGATACAATAAATGTGGCCCTTGTGCGACATTACTACCACGCATCACTGTCGTCATCCTCGGTCTCGGGTGGCTCCCCAGGATACTCGGGCTCTTGAAGGGTCTCCACGAGGCGATACATCTGATCCTCGGTCAGGGCGATGGTTGCCCTACGGTTGTCCTTCAAGGTGAGGAGGTCGAAGTGCTCACCCTTCCGTAGCTCCACGTCGGGCATACCTGTCAAAGGGTACCGTGCTTGAAAAAGGTAAGGGTCGTGGGTGGCAGGCCCTTGGTCGTCAGTTATCTCGATAGTGATAACCGAGAACCAGGGGCTCGGATAAACAGGACCGTGACAGCGAGGGTCGTGACCGCCAGGGTCGTGCTCACTCACCCAAGTTTCCGACTAACGAAGTTCGTCGGAAGCCGAAGGTGTCATTCACCGAGGTGGTGGCGCTGGTAGTCGTTCACACCACGAGGCCAGACCTCCGCACGGTCGAGCAACGTACACTCCTCCGTGTCGACAGCGTACTGGTTCTCCGAGACACGACCGTAAAAGGGGTCCTCGAAGCGGCTGACCACGTGCACGTCCCCGAACACTGGGTCGATCTTCTCGTAATCGAAGACGTACACGTCATCGCCTTCCACCGCGTACACGGTCCTCACGTAAGACTCCATTCGCTCGACCATCGACTTCGAGGCGTACAGGGTGCCCTCAAGGGGTTCCTGGTACCAGCAGAACACGGCCTCCCCGCCACGGTCGTGGTCTATCGCGTACTCGCCCACTCTACGATCGTTGAGTTTCATCGGCCGTCCGATGGGCGACAGGTTCATCTGAAGACACGTCCGTAGCGCATGAAGAGGTTGCGTTTGCGGGTGTCGTCCTGGTCTTCACTGTCCTCGTCGCCGTATTTGTCAGGCTCGTCCCGAGCCAGGATGTTGGCAGGACCATCGCGGTGCTTGCCGTGTTGTCGACACACGGCACAGTAGTCCTTTCCAGGCGCGGGCATCCTCGCACAGCCGTCCGTCTTGCATGATCGTGCCATACACATGGGTAGTGTAGGGCGGGCCACTAAAAGATTCGGGTTTCTGGTGAAATGGGTCTCTGGGCACTCAGAGGCCTGGTTCTCGGAGACCCGACGGGTCGTGCTTTGGCTCGCCACCCACGAGCAGGGACCTGAGCGCCGCGACTGCCTCGCCACGGGTCGTGCGAACAGCATCAGAGTGCGACCACGACCAGGCCGCTGGCTCGTTGTTGGTCCTCCACACGACCACGGGAATGTCCAACTCGGCATAGGCTATTCGCACCTCCATGGGCGTGCCGACCGTCGCCGTGCCATCGAGACGAGCGAGCAGAGCATCAGAGGCCTCGATCATCTCGATGTCCGAACGCACGATCTCCTCGGCCTTCACGACCTCTATATCACCGCACTGGGCCATTTCACGGGCCGCGGGCTCCATCTCCATGCACTCCACATGGACGTTCTCGACAGTGTTGTACTTGTTCAGCGGGTTGATCCACTCGAACTCCTCGTAGGTGAGGGGCAGCTTCTCGCGCCACCCGCCTGGGTCTTCGGCGTATTGAACGGGGCCAGCCATGTAGACACGGCCAGACTCGTCTGGATGCAAGGGCCTCATAGGTCCTCCCGAGACACGTACTTGGTCTCACGCTTTTTGACCTCACTCACTTGCGACATTGCACTGAACTGGTGGACACACTCTTGAGACGCACCGATCTCCGTCTTCCACTGCCCGTGTCCAATAGGGTGGTGGGCAACCTTACCTACATCGAAGTCAATCTCCTCGGGTGCGGACAGTGCGAGGTACTCGATCTCGGCGTAGCGCATGGCAGCCGCCAAATCTTCGACGGGCTTGGGTTCGAGGACCGTGACGCTCACGTCGTCGCCGAAGGCCCACGTGTCCCCACTCATGCTCCTGACCCCCTCAACCTCGATGTGCTCGCTCGTCAGTGACGCGAGCGGGCGGGCGACACGACGAAGTAGTTGCTCCGCCGTCATTCCATCAGCAGCGTCGTGAGCGGAGTCGTCGTTGGTGCCACCGACCGCACCGAGAGCAGGGTCGTCTCGACGGTAGGTCCGCGTGTTCTCGGGGACCTGAGTATCAGGGTCGTTCCCGCCCTGACTCTGCTCGTCCGTAAGCATATCACTGGCCTGCTCGTCGCACGACTCGGGCAGTTCTCCATACTCCTGCAAGTAGTCGTAGGCCTCGCAAGCCCACCCGATGCCGCTGTAGCCCGCCTGGTCCGTGTAGTGGTCACGCTCGATCGAACCAAGAGACTGTCGAGACACCTTCATCAGCACCATCATCTGGGCAACCTGGTGTGCAGCGATGTCGACACCCAGATAGGTGGACCAAAAATCAGCGATCTGTTTGTGGTTCTTGTACGCCTCTCCGTGGGTCGAGCGGCTTCCAAGTACCTCTGCCGCCTCTTCAGGTACCTGGGCCGCGACACGTTCTCTATCCGAGAGTCGGGACATTGCAAAAGAACGGACGGGTGCTACCGAGTTAACTCTTCGGGCGGCTGGTAGTCCCTCTCTCTTTGACGTTCGTAGGCGTCACGGTCGTCCAGTATCGCCTTGTGCTTAAAGCCAGGTGGTAGAGGACTAATGTAATCGAGAAAGTCACGCGACTTCTCAGTAGAGAAGCGTATGTGGTGCCCAGTGGTGTTAGGAGAAAAGCCTATAGAACGAAACATTGAAAGTATGTTGGAAAAATCTTCAGACTCGTTAGCAGAGTGCAGGCGACAACTGTTGAATCGTGATCCAAGCCCCCCATCACCGCAGTACCAGTGGCGGAGTACAGTCGGTGTGAGGCTCACGTCTTTTGGAAAGACTTTCTCCCCTGAGCAGTACCAAGCAGTAAAGAGCATCATCAAAGGATGAGCCTTTGTCCTCCACGAGTAGACTGGCTTACAGTGGGGATCATCAGAGAAGCCCTCCATATCCGCTGACTCTAACTCCTTCTGAGTGTAGTGGCCCACGGTGTCGCCAGAAAGAACACCAAACTCTTTCCATAGGTAGTAAATGTATTTAGGGTTCGTCATGTTAACAGTAAACTTGGGGTAGCTATCTGACCACGTTGTAACTGACCCGTCTCCCATGAGGGAGCCAACTAAAATCTCCCACTGATTGTCGCTAAACATCGGACGCGAACAATCACTCATTGCCCAGTGCTGTGAAACTCTTTCGTACTTTCCGCCACACCCATGACACTCCACCTTATCTCGCAACTGAAACCCTTGCGCCATACCCCACTCAACGATCGTGCCTACCATAACACCTTCGGTCGAGGTGGTGCGCGCCTCAGGATCGTGCCGCCGTATGGTGAATTAACTCCACTCTTCGCTGACACCCACAAACAACCGCACAAGCCTACCCACCTACAACAACAGCCTACTGCTGTAAAAGACTGTTGCTCCACTCCATTGTGAATCAGTACGGCGTTGCAACCACCGTGTATTGCTGCACAATGGTGTAATATTATAAGAGTTTGTCACTGCTCGGCCGCCAGTGTGTTGCTCAGTTGCTTGCCAACCACGCCGCGCACGTGTAGCCCGCCTCGGCCCTGGCTGCTCCATGAGCCTGTCTGAGCGGCGGCTCATGGCTCTTGAGACAATAGTGAGGGCCATCGGACTTGTTGTGCTCAGTGCCGCTGAGAGGCGCGAGGTTGGCGTGTGAGCACGAACCTACGCCGTCACGTGGTTTGCTATCCACCAAGCGGGCAGCCACGCACGTGTAGCCCGAGGTTCGTGGTCTCCGTTCCATGAACGTGCCTCAGCGGACGCTCATGGTTTTGTAGAGGATCGTGAGGGGTAGGCATCCTCGATCTCTCAGCGCCATTCTAAGGCGTGAGGTTGTCGCCTAACGGCTCGCCGTTAGCGACTGCGTGCGACGACGAGTCGCAAACATCGTCTGTGAGCGCGACCCCGTTACCTATGGCGATTACAGAACCAGCGACTCGAAACTGTCCCACGACCGATGGAACTTCTCGTCTACCACGACCACCATATTGCCGTCAGGAGCACGGAATTTCCTATCGATGAACCTCGCCGTACTCGCGTCTGCTATGTCTATCAAGAATGTTTGCTCCACCTGCTCCTCGGATAGCAGAAACATGGCAACCAGGACCGTGCAATCGTGAGCGGCGTCGATCTCACAGTAGTGTTCGTGATGCCGTTCGTTGTAGATGCCAAGCCACCGTGGGTTCTGCTTGGTCTTCGCATCGACAATGGCGACCAGGTTGCCATCGGTATCGAAGACCTTGAAGTCCATCTTGTCGTCGTAAATCAGGTCCTCGTCCTCGTCGCGCATGTCGATACCCCAGTCCTCTACTGCATATCCCCGTAGGCCCATCTGTTTCTTGAACCACACCTCGCCGACGTCGTGTAGTTCATAGTTGGATTGCAAGTCGTTGCCCTCGGGGCGGCACAGGTTGTCAGGATCGCGGTCTTCTCGCTTCACTGTTCGTCACCGTCTTGTTCGTCACGGGCCTGTCTTCGCCGCTCAGTGATCTTCAACAGCGCCACGGCCATGATTTTGGCAGCGGCCTGAGGATTAGTCATGGTTGTCGTCCTCACTGGTCTGCTTTTCACGAGCCTGCTTGCGGGCTTCGGCGACCTCTGCCATTGCCACGGCCACGATCTCACCCACGGACATTCTACTGCTCATTCTTCACCTTCGTTCTCTGCGCGTCTCTGCTCTTCTTTCTCAGCAGCCTCCAATAGTGCCACGGCCATGATCTCGGCCGCGGACATGCGACTACTCATGACTCTGCCTCGCCTTTGCCCTCTGCCAGCGCCAGAACGATGTCGATAACGTACAGTGCGCCGATGGTTGACCACACTTGCGGGTCGTCGCTCTGGTTGGCAGGAGCGTGAAACCCCATTTCTCCATCCTCGGCAGACACGTGAACGTGCGACTCAGGGTCTTCGACGCCAAGTTCTTCCAAGCCGTCGATGAACTGTGTCTGTAGTTCTCTGATGCCTTCGAGGTCCAGTTCGACCGTCTCCACCTTTGTAGGGTCCGTCACGGACGTCGATACGGCACGACAGTGTAAAAGAGTACGGGTGTTTCCGACTTTCGTAGAAGGTCGGAAGCTCTGCCAAACAGCGTTCGGCGACTATAGCAAGTACGTGAACCGATCCTCGATCATCGAGCGGCACTCCTCGCAACTCATGCACCGCCGATCGACTATGGAGGTGTTGACCGAGCCACGGAGGTCCTCTGCCAAGAGGTGTGGACTGATCGAGCCCACTGCCTCGATACGGTCGACGCCCATGAGCACGTCTTTGACGTGTGCCATGTGCTTCTCCCAAAATCGGGGCTTGTGTTTGCCCTGGTCTGGGCCGTTCGACTCGTCCGTCAGGTGGGCGTACTCGTGGGCGAGAAAGACGAGAAGCCGCTCGTCGCGTTGCTTGGCCCACCAGTCTGGGTTGACACCGAGCTTGATGCCGTGGGAGGTGCCCAGAATATGCCCGTGCTTCAATGGGCCGTGACACCGCGTGACTTTGATCTCGCTCACGTCTGTGGGTGCTTCGAGACCCTCGACGGCAGGCTCGTCAGTAATGACGTTCCAGGTGTCCGCGGCGAGTTTGGCGACACGATCCTTGTCTCCACCGAAATCCGATAGCGGTTCCGACATTGCACTCGACACAACACAGGGAGGGCACTTCAAAGTACCCATACACTGAAGTAATAATCAGGGTCGTGTATTACTGCAAGTTATCGGGCTTCGGTGGCGTGTAGCTGTAGTCACGGTCCAGAAGCAGTGCAACCTCCGCGTCAGTCGCGCCCTCCTTGGTGGTCACGGTTCTGGTATGGGGCGAGCTTAGGCTGAAGTCACGATCTTCCATAATAGAATAGACAGGCTCTCTGTGCACGCTTTTGTCGCGTTGGGTGCCTCTCGTTGAGGGACGTGCACCGCGGAAGGCACGGCGGTCGTTCGTGTCCTCGTCGTCGCTTTCTTCGGCCCACTCGCACTCGGGGCAATCCCGTGTCTTTTCGGGGAGTGTTATCGAACACTCGGGACAACAGTGTGCCATGTCCTTGTCTACCGCACGGGCCTACATGAAGTTTTCGAGGCGGCCCTGGTCGGTGTCTGCCTGGGCGTCCCGTAGCGACCAGCCCTCGAAGGCACGGAAGGTGCTGCGTAGTGGAGCCTTGATCGTCTTCTCGACCATCTTCTCGCGGTCCACATCTACCACGTCCTTGATGTTGTCGATGTCTTCGACGGCTACTGCGTCGACCCGATCGCCGTCCTCTTTCGTGTCGGCCGTGTACGTCTTTGGAAGACCGTGGACGTCGTTGACGTACAGCAGCTTCACTTTCGTGCCCGCGGTAATGTGCTCGCCCTCGATGTGTTTGTTGGCGTACTTCGCGCCCCTGTAGTGTGGCTGAGGCGTGCGTGAGGCGGAGCCATACGATTCGGGAGGGTCGTTCATCCCCTTTGCCACTGCGACCTCCGAGAGCGGCGTCTCGCGGTTCAGGATGGCGTCCGACTCGTCTTTCACGACCCCGTATGCCTCTTGACGTACCGTTTCGATGTCTTCGATGGTGAGAATAGCGTCGAAAATAGGTCGCTGTACGTTTTCAGTCACGACTGCTGTGTCCGATCGTGTAAGCTCGAATCCTTTCGCCTGCACCTCGGGGTCGTCTATCCACACACCGTCTTTCCAATCGATCTTTTGCACGTACCTCTTTTTCACACCTGTGCCGTCCGTCGACTCTGGAACGAACAGGTACCTGGAGTACGATTCTATCTCGATCTCGACCATGTGGGCGTCTTCGGTGCACCAGAATAGTTCGGGCGCACGCTTGTCCCACCACTCGTTGATGGATGTGGCGGCCTCTTGGGCGGCTTCGAGGGACGTCTCGGGGTCAGGGGCCCACGTGACAGATGTTTGAACCGAGTCCGTGTCACCGCCCACGAGGTAGGCGTCTTGACCAACGTGACCGTGCTCGTTCTTGTAGGCGTTCACACGGTCGATAAACTCGTCCGTGGTGTCGAGCAGGACGCGGCGGCCCCCGAGCGTGATGGATTCGGCGAGCCGATGATCGAAGAGCCTGTATCCAGTGCCGTAACTGTCACTGTCGCCGAACACTCCGTATATTGAATTGACAATTCTCTTAACTGCATCGTACAGGCTTGTGCCGTCGTACTCTCTCTTGAGGTCACGGAGGTCGTCAACGATCTGTCGAATGAACCCCTGCTTAACCTCGGGCTTTAAATAGTAAAGCTCGGTATATTCAGGGTCGTCCGACCACACGGTCTCGCTTGACCCGTCAGCGTTGTGCCGTACCACTGCCTTGTAGTACCCGCCCATGTAGCGACTCTTCTCGTCGCCCGTGTCGATGTGTTTCACGGGCCTGGGGTCGAAGTACGAACGTACACAATCACTCTCGTCGTACTCACTGGCCTGGAGGTCCTCTTCGTCCCCGATCAGAGTCTCGGGGCTCATGTTACACGTCTGAATCATCGACGGGTAAAGCGACGAAAAGTCTGGATATACGACATGTTCGTGCCGCCCGCTTGTCGACTGGAAAACATGGGCTCCATGGTACCAGCCTTCGTCGGGCTCCGTGCTTGAGGGCAGCGCCCTGTCTGCCTCACGAGCCTCCCGTAGGATGTGGACGTCGAGCAGGTCGATGTTGTTGTGGCAGTCCCCATAAGTAGCGCCCGTCAGCACACGGAGGTCGTCAAACATGTCCATGACGCCCACGTTCTCGTCTATGGCGATCACCGAACGGACGTCCCTGATATTGTAGCGCAGAAAGGTCACGGGGTCCTCAACCCGAAGTTCATCGAGGTCGTCACGAACGTCGAGCTTCGGGAGCGTGGTCTCTTTCTCGGATATGTTTTCGAGGTTCCAGCCGCCCATGGGCTTTTGGAACTGGGTCTTCTTGTAGGCCTCCATCATGTCGAGCATGGTCACGCCCTTGACTCGTGGCGCGAACCGTGAGTCCCACACTTCGCCGCGAGGGGACCAGTCTCGGTAGTTAATGACGTTCTCGGACTGACAGCGGTTTATCAAGTAAGGGTAGTCGAAGTCGTTGCTCGACCACCCTGTAAACACGTCGAAGCGGTGCTCTGCCACCCACTCGTTGAACTGCGCGAGCATGTCCGACTCGTCTTCGTGGAAGTGCGTCTTCAGGGCATTGACCCCAGGGGTTGCGTCCCGAACATCGGCTTCCAGATTCTCTGTCGAGGGCCACCGTGGGTCAGTCAGCGCCCAGAGGTGATACTCGTCCGTGTAGCTGTCGTGGGCTGTGATAGCAGTGACAGGATACTTCGCCTCGTGTGGCTTCGGAAACTCGGGTGCCTCCACCTCGATGTCCACCGTACACGTCCGTGGATTCAGGTCCTTGTTGTCGGCCTCTGCCGTGCCGAGACCATCGACGTCGACACGGAACTCACCCTCGACGGACGAGCCAGTCCACGTATCCGACTCGTCCACGAGCACGTTGGTGTAGACGTCGTTGTCGATCAGAAACCTGTTTGAAAAGAAGATGTCCGCCTCCCAGGTCTGATCGAAGAGGGCACGAAGGCTGTCTTCATCACCCCCCACGAGCTTCGGGAGCTTGGCGTAGATGCGGGTAAGCTCGTGCCCTTCGATGGACTCGTACCCATCCTCCAGGCACTCGACGTGCTGGTGGTTTGACATGGCCGTGCGATGTTTGCCAGTGCCGAGCGCGTCGGTACGAACGTAGAAGTAAGGTTCCTGGCCTTCGACCTCGATGGTGACGGCACGGTCCTGAGCGTCACGGCAGTATAGCTCGATGATCGGGTCGCCGAACTGCTCACGGTATTCAACCTCATAGACCGTGTAGCGTTGTAGGTCACTGCTGTCAGCAGGTCCGTGGCCGCCAGGTCCGTGGCTGTCGGGCTCGTCGCCGTCTACCAAGTCCCCGAGATTCATGTTCCCGACTACCGCATGGAAGTGTAAAAAGTTACTGGGTTGCCACGGGTAGCCACGATCCTATACGCGGAACGACCTGTTGAGGTAGTCCGCGTATTCGGAGAGGATCGTGCGTCCTGGCTCGGTCGTCTTGTAGATATTCTCGCGCCCGTCAATCTCTCGCTTCTTCACGAACCCGATCGAGACGAGTTCGCGGAGGTTCTGATAGAGCCGTGAGTTGTTGACCTCCTCACCGTAGAAGTCACGGAGTTGTTTCTCCACGTCCACCCCGTTCGGTTCGTCGTCCTCCACGCGCATGAGGTTGTAGAGGAGGTCCCGCTGGAAGGCAGAAGTCTCACTGATGGTAAGGTCCTCGGCGCTAACGGGCGGGTCCGTGTTCGATGCCATCTTCGTGTTTCGAGTCTCCCACATTGCATGTGGGGACAAGCGTGGCTACCACTTGAGTCTTATGCACGCCAGTAATGAAAGGTGGTCGCCGATCAGGCCAGGAGCTTGCGACGCGCCGCCGTATTGGCCTCCTGCACGATCTCCTCGGCATCAGCAACCGAGACGTATTCCACGTCCTCCGCCACTTGGGCGGGGTCGGCGTTCACGAGGTCACGAAAGTCATACCCCGCGCTCAGGAACTTGCCGATGCGGGCCGACGGAACCGACGGCACGTCCGTGGTGATGTAGCCCATCGGAATCGAGTTTTGTTCGAGAAGCGGGTCCGTGAAGGGGTCCTCCATGCTCTTCATCTCGACAGGCTTGTCCTCTGCAGGCTCTTGCACATCGGCGGTCTCCTGAGCACCAGAGAGCGGGACTTCTTTTTCACCGTCTTCGTTTTCCACAAACCCATCTTCTACGTCCACGAACGTGGTATCCGCATCGATGTGATCCTCGTCCATCGAGAGCACTCCTTCGCGCATGGCAGGTCCCTGCTTGTTGGTCGGCCGTAGATGTTGGACGTGGGCCATTGCGTACTCCATCAACTCCTCGACTTCGGAGGTCTTGGGCTCATGGCCGTCAAGGGCCAGGTCCTGGATTGCCTTCAGGGCCTCGTACTCATAGGCGGCCATGTCTCGTGGCACGTCATTGCTGTTGATCGGGCTCGTGACCATGACCACGCCCTTGAGAAAGGACAGCGACGGCGGGTGCTCGTCCATGTTCTCTTCGATGTCCTCGTCCTTGCTGTGTAGCACGACTCCTTCACCCACGGCGTCGAGAACGGGAAAGTAATCTCCCCCACTCTTGCGAATCAGGGTGTGGATCGTGGCGTTCTCGTTGATCGCGAACACGAATCTGCGTTGTGATTCAGCCATCACATCCGAGTCAAGAACGTGCCTCGGCAAAAGTGTAACGGTTTGGACTGCCTTAGCAGAACGGGTCCGCGCCCACCCATTCACTGAACTGCTCGATCTCGTCCCTGTCTTGCCCAAGCAGGTCGTCCAGGGCAACCTCGAACCTCTCGACGCTCCAGCCCTCAATGTGGGCGTGCTCCGCCAAACGACGGGCCTGAGCGATCATCGAAATCATATCGCTCGCGTCATTGTAGACCGTTGCCATGTGCTTGTCGTATTCGGCGTACGCTTTGTCGTTTCCCAGGTCACTGTCTCGGTCGATGTCGTGAAAGTCGCTTGGTTTCAACATCGCGCTTCGGACAACGACGTGCTTCGGCAAAAGTGTGTTGGTCTACACTACCCATCAAGGTCAGGGTATTCACTATTCCACGCCTCGAACTGTCGCAACCTGTCACGTACCCGCAGTACCACCTCACTCTCGTCGTACTCGTCCATCGTCATCTCCCCGTCACGAACCTGCGTTGCCAACTGGCGTGCGTCGTGAAGGCCCTCCTCGATGTCCATGGCAAGCTGCTGGCCCTCTGCCAGGTAATCATCAAAAGCCTCGTAGGTCTCGTCGTCCGAAACATCGATGTAGCCGTCCTCTGTAGTCTCCACCATTGCGTGTCGCTACAGGGTCTTGGCTCACTAAAAGTCGTTGGTTATCGGCTGCGCCTTGGCGGCTACAGGCTCTCGCCTTCAGTTTTGTCGAGCGGGTCAGGGTATTGGGAGGCGTCGGTGTCCTCCTCATTGGCAGTGCCCTGAACAGCATCGGAGGCCCCGTCAGTGAAGCCACCCCAGTCGACAACGATGTTGCCGCCATCATCGAGGTGTACGTCCACGGTCTCGCCTTCGATCTGGCCCAGGGCCTCTGGTGTCGAGACCCCGACCGAGTGAAGGAACTGGACGAGCGGCTCGTTGGAGTCCATCATCCCGTTGGTGGGAACCTCGAACTCCATCTGGTGATCGAGGTACACCTCGTCACGGCTGTCGTATCGCTTGAGGTACACCGTGACGGGAATGATCGCAGTGGGAGCACCCTGCCTGTCGATAAAGGGCTGTCCCAACTCGCCAGTTAGTTCGAGCCGCGATGCGCGTTGCAGTAGCTCGTCCTGTAGGGCACGAAGCCCCGCCTCAACTTCGTCCTGGGCCGTGTTGCCGAACCAGTACGGAAACAGGCGCGCAAGGAATCCTGCCATCGTTTCCCGTAACGTGGGTGGTGAACTTAAGGCCTTCGCCCCTCGCGACAATCGCGTGCGTATAGAGCGAGTCCTTGCTCACTGCTCCATGAGCCTGTCTGAGTCGGCGCTCACGCTCTTTCACAAACCTGCGAGGGTCATCGGACCCGTCGCGCTGAGTGGCTCTGTAAACCGCGAGGTTTGCTTGTGAGCGGGAACCTGCGCCGTCACGTGGTTTGGTGTCAGGTCCGTGGACCCAGAAACCTGCTACTCACGCACGTGTGGCTCTGGTTCGTGCTCACTACTCCATGAGCCTGCCTGAGTCGACGCTTATGGCTCTTCACGGAACTGCGAGAGCCATCGGTCGTGTGTCTCTCAGTGGCCCTGTATCGCTTCAGATTACGTTGTGAGCCGACGGCACTGCCCTACTGTGGTTCCCAGAGTCGTGTCGCTAACTGATCTCGCTCATCCTCTCACGAAGGCGCTTCGACAGCTTCGTGCGGAGCCACCACACGTAGGACTTGCCGTGCTGTTTCTGCACGCTCTTGCGGCTCAACGACTGGATGAGCACAGTCCAGTCCTCAAAGGTCAGTGAAAGAAAGTCCTCTCTGTCCTCAAGGCTTTCTTGTACCCGATCCAGCGCCGCCGCCTCCTCACTATCCTCCTCGGTCACGTCCATGGCGGTAGGCACGAAGTCGCGTAGTTGGCGCGGTTCCATGGCACGCAGTTCCACGGGGACTCGCACGTCTCTCTTACTTTCAGACTCCTGGTCTCCCATAGTATTCACATAGAGACGTACGTACAAAAAAGGTCGGTGTGTTCCACGTCAGTGAAGAATGAAGCGCCTGATCGGTCGAGTGCCAGTAAAATGGCGAGCGAAGGGTATGGGTTATAGCCGTCCCGCACCGTGCCGTGTGGCGATCACTCCCGTGGTCCCCGCCTTCAGAGGCGTGGGCAGTTGCGGGCAACAGTGTGACACGGCGCATCGGGGCGTCCCCCTCGACGGACACGATTTGTGCCCGAACTGGTGGACGACAACTCTTTTTCAGAACCTTGAAAACAAAAAGGCTTCGGTCTACAACTCGACCAGGTAATCACGGTCGTCGTCATCACGCTCGTCGTCATCCCCATCGGAGTCTTCGTCAGAGTCCTGCTCGTCAGGCTCCTGAGCACGGTTCTCAGCACCCTCGATGTCTTCCACGTCCTCATAAGGGTCCACGTCCTCGAACAACGAAGAGCGTCCGCTCAGGTCCGTCCTGGTCGCCTCCAAGACACCTGCATCACCCATACTCTCGATGGAGTAGTCTTCGAGCGTGAGTCTGCCACGTGTCATATACAGCACAACGTCTCTGTGTTCGGCACTGCCGACAGGAATGTCCTGGCTCGTGTAAACCATCGCCCGCTCGACCGTCCGCCCACTGATGTCAAGCACCACTTTACGGACCCGAACCTTCACCTCACCGATCTTCGCGTACTTGGGATGGACGGTCTTGCTCATGGAGCTTTCACCACATCTGTACTCGGAAACTCCGCGTCGGTGTTCTCAACGGCCTCCGAGAAGCGTGCGAGCCCCATGTCACTGAAGCTCTCCACAAACTCGTCCTTGGACAGCGTGCCGCTGATGCTCTCGAAATCACCCGCCGCTTGCTGGAGGTCTCTGTAGGACATGTTTTCGAGAAGCTCGCGGCTGACCGTTTGTAGTTCAGGCGTCATGTCCTCAGCCTCCTGCACCTCGTCCACGTTCTCGCTCTCAGCGTTCTCCACGTCGCTGTCGTTCTGCGTCGTGGGCGGCGCACCCTTCTCGGGCTTCACGGTCGTGCGTTCGATCTCGCCCTCTTCACCGACCTGTGGTCGCGTCACAGATACATCGTGGGCATTGTCCCCGAAGACGGGACGACCCTGACCGTCGAGGACCACGCGCTTTTGCGGGTTTGTGTACCCGTCACGTTCCTCCTGGGTATCCTCGAACGTGGTGTGCTCGACAACCAGGCAGTCCTCGTCCACACCGATCTCACGGGCCGAGAGCGAGCGTGACGTGCTTCGCCCAATAGCAGCGGCCTCAACCTCCCCGCTCGTGATCCTCCGAGCGTCCTCGAAGTCTTCATGAGACTGGGCGGGTGCCACGTATTCGGTTGAGTCACCCTGGTAGACTGCGGCCAGAGGATTGCGTCCGAAGGCCGCCTCGAACCAGGCCACTGCCGCCTCGTAAGGTGCCTGGACGAAGACGTACTCATACTCGACGTCCGTAGTATTGTGGGGCGTGAAGGTCGTCCACGGACCCGTATTGTCGATCGGCATGGCTAACAGGTAGGCGCGGACGCAGAAAAAGTTTATTGCACGTCAATGCGGTCCGCACGACCGTCCTGGTGGACCTGGCTCTCCAGCTTACTCACGTGGATAATGAACGTTTGCTTGAGCGGGCCCCGTGACCGAAGCTCAATCGCCTCCTCGAACGTCACTGCCGCGTCAGCCACTTGCTTCGTGAACGGCGGTGCCTGCATCACCGTACCGAGACGAAAGGACGGTACATCACGATCGTTCTGTGCATGTGTACGCGCCTCTGTTGTATCAGTAGCCCTGTATCGAACCAGGTCGCCGTACTGCAGGTCCGTGGCACGGAGCTTGTCGCTCATGGTTCACTCCTCTCCCACAGTCGGGTTCTCCTTGACGACAGAGTGAAGCCACTGCACGTCCGTGAACTTCTCCTCCATCTCGTTTTTGTACTCCCGTAGCTTCTCCGAGTCGCTGAACACACCGACTTCGGCCCACTCCGAAACCGAACTGAGACGCCTGCCGAGTAGCACGTACTCGTCTTCGGCCAGGTTGGGAAACTCGGTCAGCGTGTTGGTAGCCATGTTGTCGGCTCTCGCCGCAGTAGTCGACGCGTCCTCCGACGAGTCGAACGACTCTCTTGCCATGGGGAAGACGATGCACTCCGCTACAATAAAAGTGGTGGTTTACCGTTTCGAGCTTTCAGAACGAAAGCTCGATCCGTGCGACGGTGAGTCGCTAACGTTCTGAGACCCGAGGAAACTGATCCTGAAGAATCGGGTGTGGATCAAGCACGGCGATGTCCACGTTCGGGTCGGAGGCCACCATGTCGGCGATGTGGACCGTCTGCTCCAGCGTGTTGGAGGGAGACGGACCAGCGTACCAGCTACCGTTGTGGGTTTTAATCGCACCGACGACCTTGGGCGGAAGTCCATACTGAAACGCCACGTTGCCAGCGGTAAGGTCGTGGTCGCTCGTGGACGTGTCGACCTCCGTGGGCGGTCGACCATACTTGTACGTGTCGTGTAGAATGGCTGCGGACAGAGCGGCGTCGGTGTCAGTAACGTGGCCCTGCTCGACCATCGAATCCACGATCCTGTCGAGCACGGTACAGACCCGCTTAGTGTGAAGCCAGAGCCCGTGTCTGTACTGATGCTCCTCGGGATGATGGTACTTCGAGGCGGGAGCCGTCCAGAAATACTCAGGGGCCTCCGTAAGCATGTCCGTGGTCTTCTCACGGAGGTCCGAGTCGGTGATGTTACCGACCTCGGGCATCACCTCGGTGATCTCCTCGCGGACACCGAGGTTCAGAGTCGTGCTCATACTGCCCCCCGTGGCCCTTCAGGGCCCTCGGGTGAGTCTTTTAACAACTCGACAACCTCTGCCTTACCCAGGGGCTTGAGGCTGCCATCGGACCTGGCGAAGTGGACCGCTGGCATCACAGTATCAGGTAGCTTGTGGACGATGTAGCCGACACCGCTCTCAACAGTCACCTCGCCGATATGGATGATGTGACTCTCACCGACCGAGGACGTGGCCGTGACGTCGCCCTGGACCTCACCGCCGTCCTCCACGGAAACCTTCACGACTGCCCCCTCGTCCGCGTACTCCACGACGCTGCCATCTATCATTGTTCTGCCTCCTGGAAGAAGTCCTCCCACTCGGCGAGGTGGTCGTCGGCGATCTTGTACTTGGAACCGTTGTGCCACTCGACGTTGATGTCAACAGTGAGCGTGACGTTAACGGTATCCTCCACCGTTTCTTCGTTCGTGTTGTCGGCTGCGCCTTGGCGCTGGCGATCTTCGTGCGACGAAGAGTCGCCAACGTCGTCGGCAGGGTCGTCCCGCATACACGACACTGCGTAGCGGGCAACCATAAAGTCGTGGTTTTCGACGTATCGCCAGACACGTCGAGAGCCGAAGCGGTGCAGCCGCGAGGTTACTCGTCGTCCTCGATCGGCACGACCGCGGGTTCGAGGACCGTGTTGTCGTCAGTGGCCTGGCCCTCACTGGCCTGATCCTCGGCAGCGTCCTGGTCCTCTTCACTGGCTTGGTCGTTATCGTCGTCGCTGTCGGGCGTTTGCGGTACCACTTCACGATCTCGTGGTCGTCCGATAGCCCGTCGTCTATTACTGTCACTCATTATTGAAATCCGATGTCGTCAGCTTCGTGTTGCGAGACGTCCTCGCCTGGCTCAGGGTGGCGGGGCTCGGCCATGCTCGTGACGGACTCACCGATAAGTTCGGCAAGGGCCTCCTTGTCACCCTCGTTCATGGCCTCGGTCAACTCCATGCGATAGGACAGCGCCTCGCTTACCTCAAGGTCGTGGTCGGCCGCAATGGTCATGACACCAAGCAGGAGGTTGACCACCTTGCCCGTGAGTGCCTCCTCGATCGTCTCGGGATCGATCTCAGTTGTGGGATCGGCCTCTGCCACCTCCTTGCGAGCCAGGTCCTTGGAGAGGTCGCCGAGGCGGGACTGTGCCAAGTGAATCCCGTGCTTGGGTGGCGTCTCGTCGCTTTCATCGAACAACTCCTCCATCTCCGCAGTGGTCTGTCGCTCCACGAACGTGAGCACGTCCCTGACCGTGGGGTCGTCCGTATCCAAGTCCTCGAAACTCACGCTCGTGTCGTTCGGGTCCTCGTCCGAATCAGCGTCCTGTTCGTTCTCACGGGCGAACCCACCGATGCCCGTGGCATCACCCTCGCTCATGCTTCATCCTCGGCAACCTGGGATTCAGGAGCCTGCTCGCCAGCTTCTTGGTCGGGAGCGCCCTGCCCGATCGCGTTAACGACCTGGGCAGCATGGGGCGGGCAGAGGTGATAGGTCGTCTTCTCGGGCTCGTAATCGTCCTCGAAGTTGTGGCCGTACATGGCCTCCTCGTCGGCCACCATCTGTGCAAACCGCTGCTGTTCTGCCTCGTTCAGGTTCTCGGGGAAAATCTGGATGTGGGCGAACATCTTCTCGCCCACGTTTGCGCAACCACCATCAGCCGCAAAGTCACAACCGTAGCCTTTCGTCATGGCTATTCTTCAGGGAGGCAGCCACTTAAAATAAACGGTCGTGTAGCGAGTCAAGATTATAGTTCGTTCCGATCTCGTCCCCACCGCGACCACGAAACGCGAAGAAAGTGTAAACGGTGACGCTACAGGTCCGTGACCTCTACATAGACGCCGCCGTCGTCCTCGGGGTGCATCTGAAGCACGCCCGTCTCACGCAGCTTGCTGACCGAGTTCTCCACGTGGGCCACGGCCTGGCCCTCGCCGATGTCCTGGTGCCCGTAGACGTGGTGGTTCGCGCTCAGGGGCGTGTCAACGATGTCACGGACCTTCTTCGGCCGCTCGGCCTTGATGTAGCCAAGGCCGTCGATCTCATAGGTCTCGGTCGGACTCGCCCCAATCATGTGGCTGACTCCCAGGTCGTCAATCTCCTCGCTTTCGACGCGCATATCATCGAGCGTGTCCTGGAGCCTCTCAGCGACGTCACGATCGACGTCCGTGTACTCGGTGGCCTCTCCACCACCCCCGTCACCAAACGAGGACAGCGTGCCACTCTCGGCCTCGGAGCCACTGTCAGAATCAGTGTCCTGGTTCATGGCATCGGAAGTCTGCATCCCATCGACCTCGATCCGTAACTCGTCCTTGTTCGAGGCGATCGTCTCGCTGATGTGGTCGCCAGTAATCGGGTCCGTCACATCCGCAAAGGCCTTCGGGTACTCACCAATGTTCGGCGTCCCGAACGTGTCTTCGCCGAGGTACTCCCACATGTCAGCGCCGTCGCTCCCCTCTTCGGCGTGGCGGGTAATCAGGTAGTTGTCGTCCATGTCCTTCAGGAGGTTGCGGAGGTGGGTCTTCGAGATAGTCGAGACCGCTCCACTCTCCTGAAGGTAGTCACGGATGTCCTTCAGCGGGGCCCATCGGCCATTGTTTACCGAGGGGCCTCCCACCTCGCTGATGCCCTTGATGACCGCACGGGACTTTTGATCGAGGTTGTGGGTCATGGAGATGATCGTGGGACGGCACGCGATCATGTTGCCCACGTCCTGGGGCTCGGCGACCAGGTACTCCTCACCATCGTGCACCACGGTCTCACGGTGCTTGTGATTGTAGAGCGCACTGGAACGCACGAGGCTGGCGACCGTGTGAGTGTGTCGCTTCGACGGTGTTTCCTTGAAGTTGAAGATGGGCTTAATGACAGGCCAGCAATCCCACTCGGGGCCCGTGTAGCCGTCGAGCACGCCTCTGTCATGATGGTGGCGTCGTGGAAGGATGACACGATAGTCGTCGCCCATGTTGGCGATGTGGTTCTGGAGAGCCTGTTTGGCCTCGGGATAATTGTAGTTGTACTCCACGTCCGATGCCCTCATGGAGACGTTCTGTCCATCGAAGGCCGTGTCGCCAACGAGTTGGTTGATCTCCTCCATCTCGTCCACTTTGATGTCCATGACGCGGGACTCCAGTTCGTCGTCCACTGTCATGTCGTTCTCGTCGGCGATCAGGTAAATCAGCGGCTTGGGCTCCGATTCAATGACCTCCACGTCCCCCTCCACACTGTCGTCGGCAACAGCGTTGCGCGTGTAGTCATGTCCCTGATCGTCACCATAGCTCGACTTTAAGTATTCTAATGCTTCTCTACTGACCTTATTGATTTCGTCCATGGCCGCGATCTTCGCCTTGTCCCATCGGGGGTCGTCAATCAGAGCCTTGTCTGACATGGATTTGGACTTGAAGAGCCACGGTTCTGGAAAGAGCGGGTCCACGACACCCATCTTCATGTTCGTCTTTCCCGATGCCGTCCCGCCCGTGATCTTCATGGCCGTGTACTGATGGCTGTCGGCCAACAGTCCTGTGCCATAGTGGCTCATGGTGAGCAAGAACTGCATCTCGTTACCGACCTGCTCGGCCCGAGAGTAGTCCACGAACAACTCGTAGATGTTCTCGGGAATGTCTTCGATGTCCTCTTCTACCTCGTCGTCCAGGCTAATGTCCAGTTCACTCATTGTTATCGTTAGTGTCGTTGGTCACGAGGTCACGAGCCTGCTCCACCAGGTCCTTGGGGGCGTCAGGCTCGTGATCCTCGGCCGCTTCGGCGTCCATCGTCGGTGCCTCGTAGATTATCGCTCGTGGGACGTCGCTGCCCACGGTAAGGGCGTGGTCGTACTCGAACGTGTCGTACTTCGCGGCGACCGTCTCGGCCACGCTCTTGTCTTCGGTCACGCACTGTACGCACTGTGGGCCGAGTTGTGCACTCGCCCACGGTGTTACCACGACGAAGAGTCTGTCTTGGTCCGTCACGCTACACCGTATTCGAGGTGGTGCAATAAAGATACCGATTTAGATGTAGAAGGCAACCCCTATGGCAACGACCAGGACAAGCACCCCACCGACTGCGTGAAACTCGCCGATCAACAGTGCTACGGCGAGGATTGCCAGCACGTAGATGTCGTTGGTCTCGATCCTCGGCTTCTTCACGGGCATGGTACGACAACGAGGTGCGCTGACAAAAGGGTTCCGACGCGGGTTAGAGGTAGTACAACTCTATGGGCTCGATGTCGAACAGAGGGTATTTGCCATGAACATCTATGTCATGGCCCCTTTCGACAAAGACCATCTCTGGAAGCTCGTAATCTATCTCTTCGACAACAGGCCAGCAATTCACAGTCTGCACTGCACACTCCACCTCTCGTGGCGTCTCCCCACTGACCCAGTACGGGATGTTCGTACTTACTGCCAGGCACTCATCGTCCTCAGCCTCGACAGGGCCATTGAATAGCGGGTGGTCAACATCCACGCCTTTCCTCATGGCCTTCACCTCGTCGGAAACCTCGATGTCGAAGCCCTTGTTCGAGTGAAGGCTCTCCTTTGAAGGTGCTTGTGGAGCCATCAGTATCCACCTCGCATCTTCTCTTCATCGACAGGCGAGCGGCGATCACGGTAGTCCTCCTGTGCGATCTCCTCGATCATGCGGCGACGTAGCGGGCTGTCGAATACCTGCACACCCGAAGACACGTGCACCGTGTAACCGTCGCGTCCGACCGAGACCGTCTCGCCAATCACGTTCGGGCCTTCAACCACGTCCGTGATCCGCACGTCCTCGTAGTGGCTCACGAGCTTGCCCCACGGCGTGTCGAAGGTTGCCATGCCCTTGACTCCAGGAGCCATCTCATGAATGGTGTCCAACTCAGGGTCCTCGAAAATGTGCTCGTAGTCCTCGTCGCGGTGGCACTCGATGCAGAGAGTAAGGTCGGGGATGTCAGCCCCGACAAGGGCCTCGGGAAGGAGGTCTCCATCGAAGTAGTAGGCCACTACATCCTTAGCCTGGCGTAGTTCCTCGACCTGATCGAAGGCCTGGACGCTGCTCGCACGTTCTTCGAGTCGAAGAGCCTCTTCGATACAGCAGTCACACTGGGCCTCGTAGGGCTCCAGAGACTCGATGTGCTCGTCCACACGGTCGTAATCGAAGACACAATCGTGGTCACTGTTCGTTTCCGCTGCGAAACCACCTTCGTCTGCGACTTGGTGTTGCCGATCTTCGCAAGGCGAAGATACGTCAACATCGTCGCGATCATGGCTTGGTGCCATACGACAGTGTAGAGAAGCGGACTACTTAGTAGTACCGATGTTGGCTACTGGCGTCCCGCGCCATCGCCAACGCCGAGGCGTAGCCGATGACTTAGTTATTCACGTGAGTAATTAGGCATCAAAACCGCCCGACTGCACGACCCTGCTCTCACACACCAATCTCGCGCCTTAGGATGGCGCTGAGTATGCCAGGTCCGATAGCCCTCACAAGCTCGTGAAGAGCCATGAGCGTGCGCTGAGGCACCTTGCTGTCGAAGTGAGAAAGAACCCTCGCCACACACGTGCGGGTCCACGGGCGTCACTGTGGCAAGTGCGTGACCGCGACAGGCCCGTGAGAATGGCAGACCCGTGGCTATGGGGTGCGTGACCGAAAGAAAGGTCGAGCCGCTACGCGAGCCTGGTTACGCGGCGAGTGCCTCTTCGGCCTCTTCGGTGAGGCTCATGGACTCGGCGTCCAGGTGCTCGCTGTTCTCGTAGATGTGCTCACGCACGCCCTCCGTGTTGGGCGTGCCCTCGAACATCTCCGCGTTGGCACCGATCGTGCTCTCGAAGCCCTGCTTCAGTGCTTCGTCGGGCGTGCGGTTCGAGCCCGCGATGGTCTCGACCACTCGCTCGGCGAACTGCTCTTCGGCCTCGGTGAGACCGTCCTGGTCCGCGGTCGAGGCAGCCTCCTCAGATTCGGGAGCGATGTCGAAGGAGCCTGCGCCGCTCGTGGCAGCTTCGGCATCGCTGTCACTGGAAAGGTCGTTCTGCCAGCCCTCTCCGTGGTACAGGGCGTAGATGCCCTGGGGCGTGGTGTCCTCGAAGACCTCGGCGAGGATGTCGTCCGCTTCGGCCTCATACCGTGGCTCGATGGGCGTGGCCTCCTCGACGTTATCGCCCTCGAAGTCGTTGAAGTAGGCGTTCGTGATGTAGGACTGTCCCGAACGCTCGACCTCGAAGAACACGGACTCGCCCACCGTGTCAGCGCGCTGGACGATGGGGCGTCCCCACCGTGGCGGACGACCGAAGCCGTCGTCCTTGGCGAGGGTGCGCCGTGCTGCCTGGGAACCAGGATCGTCCACGGGAGCGTTACGGTCCTGGCTCCGCCAGCCGAGTGGCACGTCGAGCAGGCCCTTGACGAGGTAGCCGTCGTCCGTGTACCGTGCGAACGGGATGCCGTTGAAGTCGAGTGCTCGACCAATGACCTGGCCCGACACGCGATTGAACCAGATGATGGCGCTGTCGACACCGAACTCTTCGACCACCTCGGCATCGAACGAGCCCGAGCCCACCTCGATGGCGCGGACAGTACCGTCGTAGGACTTCTCGGTCGTCATGTCGTCCTCGGGGTCGGCGAGTTTGAAGTCCGTCGAGGACACGTTCTGGCCGAGGTCGTCGCTCTGCATCTTCGCACCCACTGCCGTGTCGTAGGCATCGTAGTCGACCTCCGAGTTACGGTAGATGGTGCCCTTCGGTGCCGTGGGGTTGCTCACGACGACACCCACGGAGGTGCCCGTGTGCTCGTCGTAGCGATCCTCGTCCACCGAGATGACCACATCCTCGATCTCGTCACACGCCAGCCGCGTGTGCGGCGACAGCGAGATGCGGGCGTTCATGTCTTCCGCGTCGATACCGTTGTCGGTCTGCGTTTGTCGTGGTGCCTTTGGCATGGTTTACCCGTGACGCAGAGGACTAACAACTACAGATTCATCACATGACCAGTGAGCGGTTCGCCAATTGCCTCGTCGCGTCACACCACCTCGTACACCCCACCACATATTAAGTCTTGTGGAATACACTGAATTGCATCAGTAAAACTACTAACAGCAGGCTCATGGTGTGCAGGGCCCTGGAAAACAGGGGCGTTACTCACCCAATACGACCAGTCGCGTAGCGAGTTGTCGTATTCTGGCGAATCTCATTCGCCGAGTGCGCTGTAGGCCACCGTGAACGCCAGCACGCCCATCCACACCACGGCCGCGATCAGCACGTCTATCAGCAGTGGGAAAGGCGAAATCGACTCGAAGGCCGTGTCTATTGCAAGCTCGTAGAAGAGAATAGAGTAGAGCCCGCTCGTCACCGTGAACACGATCAGCAACACCGTGCGCTTACGGTTGTCGATCAGCGAGGTCAGTTTCGCCCCCAGGTCCGTGCCAAGCACCACGCTACTTGGCCTCCTCAAGTGCCCGCGTCGTCGTCTCAGTCAGCATGAAGAGGAACGCAGCCGTCAAGCCCATCGAAACGATCACGCCGAGGTTTACCGAGCCACCGAGCAGGCCGATCGACAGACCTACGAAGAGGGCAAACCCTGAAATAACGATGTTCTGGACGTTCGAGTACATTAGTTCTCACCTCCTTCGTTCTCGGTCTCGTCTGTCTCTCCGAACCCTTGCCCATAGTCGGGAAACTCGGACTCGATGGCCTTCGCCACCTGTTTCTTGAGACTGATAGTCGTAGGAGAGGCATCTTGTTTCAACACGTGCGCGCACTTCATCAACACGAACTTGGCGTCGTCAGTGTGTGCATAGAGGCACACGAATGACTCGCCCCGCTCACGGACCTGCTCGTTGATGTAGTCCGCGTATGCCAGGGCGATGTTCGAGTGGACCTTGGTGCCATGGTAGGCACCCCACTCTCGAAGCTGCTCGGCGAAGTACAGCGCCCTCCAGTCTCGGATACGTGCGAAGTCCGCGTCACGGCGCTCCTTCGGTGTGGAAGGCTCTGCCACGTGCTGAAGCTGTCCACGGTAGGTGTCTGGCGGGTTTCGGGGCATCTGTTCACCCTTGTTGTTCAGATCAGAAAAGTCTATTGTTCACGCATCTGTATGTCTACAGGCCCGTCATTCTCGGGTTCCTCCGTGCTATCGGGGCACATGTCTCTGGGAAACCACTCCGCCGACTTCAGGGCAATGCGACCCGAGCGTAGTGTCTGCTCCGCGATCATGAAGTAGCCGTACTCGCCAATCTCGTCGCTGTGTCCACGGCAGAGGGTGATCGAGGCCCCTGAACAATCATCGACCCTGGATGGAGCAGCGCCACAGTGGGCCATGAATTGTAGAGCGGGGTTCTGGAAACTGAAGGGCCCGTTGTCAAGGTCGTGTTGATAGGTGTTGCCGTAGGGACCCTCGAAGGTGACGCGAAGCACGTCGCCGACCTTCACGCCATTGGCGTTGAGATAGGCTCGATAACTCACGTCCTGGACGAGGCCGACGAGCGGCGTGTGCATCCTCATGTTACTGGAAAGGGGCTGCACACTCTTATAATATTACACCATTGTGCAGCAATACACGGTGGTTGCAGCACCCTATTGATTCACAATGGAGTGGACCAACAGTCTTTTACAGCAGTAGGCTGTTGCTGTAAGTGGGTAGGCTTGCGAGGTTTGTTTGCGGGTATCAGTGAAGAGTGGGGGCAATCCCATCGCCCTCTACGGATTCGTAGTTTGCACGCCACTCTGCGTACCAGAATAGTGTTGCGACAGGTTCTTAAGAAGGTAGCCCCGACTGTAGGTATGCAAGTCGAACTACTCGGCCTTATCGCTGAAGGGAGAGGTCACATCCAGACCGTCGAGACCACTGAATCCGAGTGGTTCCCACACCACGACAAGATTCAGGGTAAGATTCACGTCGCTGAAGAGGATCACGCTCCTGAATTAGTCGGCGAAGTCGTGGAGGATCACTCCTCTGCTGCACAGCCCATTCTCACTGTCACGGTCGGTGACACCCAGTACACGTTTCACGAGTACGCGATCAACATGCCTCGACAGGACGATGGGGGTATGACCATCAGCTTCGAGGCATCAGTGGTCTCTACTGATATTCGGAGTGTGGATGAATCAGAGGCCAGCTACGAGTAATACTCTCAGTAATCATTACTTCGTCGCAGTCGCGGCCCTGTGCTATCAAGTACCTGACGTCCAGGGTCCTGTTCCTCACGGCCCTGTTTTTGGCAGGTACTTGGCCGCCCCAAGACGTTAAGGATCAGGGGCTCGTGTGAAGCGACGTGAGCAAACAGTACGAGAACGACCAAGCCAAGCACCTGTATCGATGCACGTCTCGGGACGTGATGGTTTACACGTGCGGGTACAGTGGCTCGAACGCCTTCCCGCAGCCAGACATCCTCCTGACGACCACGGGCGCTAATTACGCGATAGAACTGAAGAAGCGGGCCGTGGATACGGGCGAGCGCGTCTACGAGGACAAGGCCGATCTCGAACAGCTTCTTGCGTGTGCCAACGACGTTACCGCAGCAGTGCTCTGGTATAAGTTCACGAATCGTAGACCTGCACTGATCCAGGTGTGGCAAAACGGTGGGGGCACAGTCTCGATGGACCCGCCCGATGCTTTTGAGGGCCACCTCACTGAGAAGTCGATCAGGTTCACGAAGCCCGATCTCGATAGTTACCCGTCGGCCCATGGCACCAAGGACCACTTCGCTGCCCTCGAAGAGTTGGGGCTTGAACACGATGAGAACTACGACCCTTCCGATAGAGAAACTTGGCTAAAGGGCGATGCCATTTAGCAACAGTCTCGCCGATGCGGCTTATCGGCGAACTTGGCTAAAGGGCGATGCGATATGAGTCAGGGTAATAGGTAGGTTGAAGAGGGTCGGGCTGCAACCTGAGAAGGCATGACGCCACCAGAGGAGAACTTCCAAGAGCACGCTGATGAGGCAGTCGGGTGCATCGACAATGCGCTGGACGAGTTGACGGGCATCCGTCTGTACCCCCTCACAGCACAAGAGATCGAAGCTGTAAAGGTCGCCCAACTTGCACTTCGTGACGCATCGCCTTCGTTCGACAACGAGAACCTGAGCAGCAACAGGGGCCTGCTTGAGGACTACCTTGAATAAGTGTCGTCGGTGCGGTTCGGAGAACCTGGTTCGCCAGGAGGGGTGTCTCCGTTGCCCCGAGTGTGGGTGGTCGAAGTGTTAGAAGATAACTACGGCCAAGTTTCGGGCCATATAAAGGAGTTTGGCGAGATGAGTGGTCTGAGTCGCCCGACCATTGGAACGGAGCAGTGGGTCACTTTGGAGATGCTTCGCTACCTTTCACAACTCTTCTGTGAAGACGACATATACTTCGGCGAAATAGCAGTCGTAGGTGGAAACGGTGGGCCGTTAGCAGACATTGTGATCGGGCACCCTACAGATATAGACATAGCTATCGAGTGTAAGGGTTCTGACTCACACAGAAAAGGGATCGGACAAGCTATGGTCTATGACCAGCTTGTTGATTATTCTGGCCTTGCTGTTTACGAAGGAGAGTCCTACATACGAGACGCCCTCCTCGATACAGGCGTCTCTTTTTGGGAGTTTCAGTCGACACGAATGACGACAATGGACGACGGCAACCTGCTCTGAACACCACCTTGAAATAGCCGTGGCTCTTGGTTCTCGATGTGTCTCAAAGAAGCAGGCCCATGTGGATGGAGGCCGATGTCTCGGCACTACGCTCGGATAAACAGACGGTTCGGTTCCCGCACAGCTATGCGGAACAAGTGGGTCAAAAACACTTCGACGTGCTACGTGATGGCGTCGAGAATGAGTCGGGTATCACGCGGCACGGCCGTTACGCCGAACCGCAGTGGGACATACAGGAGCCTGCCCTCAAGTTCTGGTTTTCGTCGTACACGACCGACATTCTCGGGTACGTACTCCAGAACACTGATACCCACTACGTCGAGGGCTTGCACCGTTTCTGGAAGTGCACGAACGTGATAGACCGATCGTGGGACGTGATGGTCACTGCGGGCGAAAGGCCCATGCTACAGGCCACGATCGTCTATGGACTGGTTCGTCCGTACTGGGAGAAACCTGTAGTACAGCACCAGGCTGATACGGTCGAGTACACGACCCCGTAAAAGCAGCTAACCGTCGATATAGGCTTGTGCAAACCCACCGTGTGTCTTCACACGATCATGTGGGTAGCCTTCCGAGTCCCGCCACTCACGAAACTGCTCCCAGGAGTCTCTGTTCACGTCTCTGAAGTACGATTCAGTGGGCACGAACCAGCACTTCGAGCACCACTTCTCTCGAAGGGCGTAGTCGCCTTCGTCCTTCACGTAGGTCCCGCCACATTCCTGGATCGCACACTCCTCGTTCGTCTGTCGTTGTCGTGTCACGATTGTGGTCCAATAGCTTCGCCCCCGTTACGAGAGCGGGGCACTCTCCTCTGACACTATGCCTCTGAAGCATATCACAAGCCTGGCGGTCAAGGTCCTGGATAGGTACGACCCTGAGTATGCGTGAGGGTCATACCTCAGCACGACCCTGACCGCCACGCTGGTCAGACCTTGGCTGACACTCGTTCCGCCACGTCGCTGAACTCCGCGAATAACTCGTCTGGCTCCCCGTACCACCCATCCCCAGTGTGCACGTGCGTGCTCGGGTCGTTAGTGTGCACTTGCCAGGTCCCCGTGTCGGGATGGATGCGGATGATCTCATACCTGTCGATGTCGTATGGCAGGACCTTGCCGTAGACGACCGCCTGATGGGGGTAGTGGTCGCGCATCCCGCTTGAGGTCTTGAGGTCTGCCAGGACCCTCTCGCCGTGAGGGTCGTCGTACACCAGGTCGGGCTGGCCCGCTACGGCGAGGTCGTAATCGAAGACCATCTCCTCGACGGTCACGACATTCTCGGTCGTGATTCCTAACTCGCTACGTATGGACTGGAAGGTGGAGTCGAAAGTCCGCGCATCCGCACGACACCGTTTCAACAGGGCCTCTTCGGACACGGAGGGCTGTGGTCGTCCAGTGTCTTGATACGCAAGGACGTGATCGAGAAACTCGCCATACGACTGAATAGCTCCCGAGTCCTTCAGGACGCTGTAGTAGGTGTAGAGCCGTCGCTCGTCAAGGTCGTGGGCCGCCTCGTGATTGAAGCGTCCATCCTCGTGCCTACGCTCGTCCTCGGCGTCACTGAACTGCACGTCACCCTCCTGTAACTTTTGCAGTTCCCTCTCGGATTGGGACTCGTCCTCGCTATACAACTCCGCTTCGGTAAGCCCGTTGAGGGCACGGTAGTGCGCAAGGGTTCCACGGTGGCGCGTGTACCAAAAGAGGTGCCGCCAGTAGGGCTCTCCGTCCAGACCCGTGTTGTGTGAGCGCCAGTGCTCCAAGCCCGTGTCGTCCTCGTCCATGTAGTTCAGGACCGTGGTGACGCTGAGGAGTGCGTCGTCGTTGTGCTCGTAGACACGGACGTCATCCCCGTCACGCTTTCGTTGTCCGCGAGTGATCTCATCATCCAGGTTCTTGTCTGCTTCGTCAGTCACGATTCGTTCTTGGCGCACTCGGGTTTCTGTCACTACGCCCTCTTGCGGTCTCGTGGGTATAAAGGTTCGTGTCTCGGATAGCTATTGTCTGTCTTCAGGGGCCTGCTTGTTGCCGCGTTCAGCGCCCTTCGACTCGGCACGCTGCTTCTCTAAGTGCTCTCCATCTGCCAAATCCGTGAGGCGGGACTTCACCACACGACGCAGGGTCTTCTCGAAGGCCAGGGCCGCGAAGATACCGTACCAGGTCTCTAACTCGGCGAAGGGAGCGAGCGGTGCGACGTCCGTGACTTGTGTGATGTACTCGATCATTGTAGGCTTATGAATAAGAAAGAGGCCCGTAGACAAACACGGGCGTGAGCAGAGAAGAGGCCCCTGTCAATCCAGGGGTCTGAACCAATTAGGGGTACAGCCGTTTCTGCTGGTTGCCGCCCTCGTACACGTCGATCGTCATGCTTCCCTGCATGTCGATCTCGATGCCGTCGGTATCGGCACGGTTTCCGATCCACAACTGCTGGCCGTTCAGGTGGACGCTGCCGTTGGCACCAGTCCCAGAAGCGTCGGTGTCCTCGAACTGGATTTCGGGGTAGTTCGACTGGATGAGGATGTCCTCGGCGCGACGGATACCGTTGTTTCGCATGTCGAGGTCGTCCACCATCCCGACCGCGCCCTGGTATGCACCCAGGGCATTGATTCCTCGCACGTTGTTGCCCTCCATTGCGAAGTTGTCCTGCACACGAACGAAGTTGTTGCTCGGACTTTGGAGTCTGTCAGTTGCCACCTTGTAGGCGTTGCGGACCCGATTACCGTTCATGTTCAGACCGCTATTCACGACTCTGATGTTCGGCGAGTCGGGCGACTCGATGTCGTCTGTCTCGATCTTCTGGACGTCGATGATCTTGTTGTCTTCCAGGTTGATGGGGTCGTTGAAGTCCACGCTACCATCGGAAGCTGGCGAGGCAGAGACCTCCGCAGTGTGGACTGTGGAGGCCCGCCGCACGTCGTTGTCAGCCAGGTCGATGTTGTCACGGATGTCAAGCTCCGAGGAAACGGCATACAACAATCCATCGACCCGCAAGTCACCGACGTCGAGAACGTCGTTCCCGTCCGCGTCGAGCGTGTCAGTCAGGGACACACTCCCGTCCGCCCGAAGGACCTCGGAGTTTTGCACGTAGATGCTTGAGGAGGGAACCCGCATGCCGCCACGTGCTCGAATCTGTTCGTTGGCGACGAGACGGTCCTGAAGCTCGAACTCCTTGTCGAAGGCAGTGGCCCCGTTCGGGGAAGCCACCTCCTGATTCTCGTGGGTGAACTCGTGGCCCTCGCTCACGTACAGGGTCGCGCTCATGTAGGGGCCTGCATAGAAGTACACGTCGATGGTGTCGTCACCCCGCTTGACGTAGGCAAACTCGCTCTCAGGGTTGTCGTCGGGCCCGACGACGAACTGGTAGGTGTAGACGCTCTTGTTCGTAGAGTTGTAGAAGATTTGACCGTACCGTTCACCAAGAGCGTCGTCGTTGCCACCGCCGCTGCCCGAGCGTGACGTCCCTGACACCCGCATGGTGACGCGGCCACCACCATCACTACTGATGGTCCCGACCTTGTAGTATTGGCCTCCACTGCCAGTGCCCGTGACCTCTACACCACCGTAGCTCCCCACGTTCGTGACGTTTGCACCGTTTAGGTCGAAAGTATCGCCCTGGAAGTCGAGGTTGGCGATGTTGATGATGGAGTTGTTCCCCATGTCCAGGGTCCCTGTTGCTGCGTAACGACCGTCGCGCCACAGGTACTCGTCGGTCTGGTCGTTGAGTGAGGACACCTCGCTGTCGAGACGGTCCAGTTCCGCGTTAATGTCCTGTTCCATCCCGTCAAGGGAGTCCCATAGATAGTCGAGGTGCTTTTCGTTGACCTGCTCTCCACCCTGGTACGAAAACCCATCGACGGGCGAGGTACCACTCTCTCCCCACGTCGGGAACCTATTGCTGATTGCCATGTTGTTGTGTACTCGTTAGTCCGATTGCAAGTTCGTGTTGATTCAAGTCAGTGTTGATCCAGGACCGTGCTGTTTAACACCTCTCGTTAGAGCCAGGTCCGTGGCGCGCACTGTCTCGCGCACCGCAAGAACCTGTAGAGAGGAACGGAACTGGAACCACTTTTCACTGGTACCCGCAAACAAACCTCGAAAGCCTACCCACTTACAACAACAGCCTACTGCTGTAAAAGACTGTTGGTCCACTCCATTGTGAATCAGTAGGGTAGTGCGACTACTGTGTATTGCTGCACAATGGTGTAATATTATAAGAGTTTGTCACGCGCTTAGTGTGGATGCCAGCCCGCCACCCGTTTCGATCTCGTCGCTCGTCAGTCCTCGATCGGGGTCGTCGGTGTCGTCATCGTCCTTCACGATGAACGTTCCCTGTTCCTGGATGTTCACACGATGGCCCGCGGGCACGACCTCCGCGAGGTAGTCGGCGATCTCGCCTCGTGTGAAGGGGCTTCGATTGTAGGTTTCTGGATAGGCGGACACGAAGATGGTCGCGTGATAGTTCTCGAAGTCATACCAAAACTCCGCGTCGCTGAAGTCCGTGTCGAGAATTTCGATCGTGAAGCGGGCAAACTCGTCAAACGAACAGGTGGTGCGGGCCGCGTAGAAGGCAAGCACGATCCTCTTTTTCAAGCGTTGATCGCTTTCCCCGTCGCGTCGTGAGACACTCACGATCTTGCCTAATCTATCTACCTCCTTGCCCACGGCCGTCTCGATGTGACGGGCCTGGCGAACCACCGAGAGGTCCTTGTCGATGCGGTCACATTGTGAGGTCAGTGCCTGCATCAGGGCGTAGGTGTTCGACCGCTCGTCTATACTGATACCGTAGTTCGACCAGTTCGCCGACACGAAGTCGATGGCCTGGCGGTCGAAGATGTTCTCACGGTCGTACTCGGGACTGCCGACACCATAACCTCCTTCCCCGTAGCCGCCGATTCCGTATCCAGTTGTCATCGTTCAGGTCTCTGTGTACTTACGACTGTGCTTATGCCTGGGTCGTGTAGATGGCGATGTCGTTGCGGCTCGCTATACGGGCGATCTCGCTGCCACCGACGTCGATAACGTCGAGGCCATTGCTGTTGTTGGTGATTGCTGGATATGATGTAACGTCGGCCACGCCTTTGATACCGTAGTCGTCGCTATCCACGAGCCTGTCCGTTAGCTGGTCGATCACTATGTCCTCACCCGTGTCACGGCCGCCGAACACGTCGCCGCTCTTCACCTCGCCGCCGATGTATTTGATGGCCTCGTCTTTGGCGAAGTCGTCACCGCGATAGTCGTCGTTGACGACCAGGTAGATGTCCAGTTCGGGGTTGACCTCGGGTGGACGACTGAAGGACATATCAAAGGCCTGCTGATTGGACTTGGCCCGCACGGTCCTGGTTACTTCGTTGCCGTGGATGCCACCGTAGTCCCAGGACGTGACGGCCTTGGTGTCGAGAAGGGCCTGGGCTATTTCAGTGTCGTCGCCACCGTGGATGATCAACTCGAAGCTTGCGGGCGGAAGACCGTTGGGTCTACGGTCGTTGTCGGTCTTGTTCTCGAAGACGGTCACGCTCTTGACGCCTACGTCGTTGAGCATTGTTCCGACGATGGCGTCGACAGTGGCGTTGCCACCCGCGGCCTTGATCTTACGGATACGATCCCGTAGCTCCTGGTCGGTCTCTCGCGGTTCGCCAGGGGCGTTCGCCACTCCGTTGCGATTGACGTAGTTCGGGTCGCCGATCGGTTTCGGGTTGGTGACACGCTCGACCCCATCTGGGGGCGTGGGCATGACAACAACCTGGTCGGCACCGACGTTTCCATCCGTGCCACCGTAGACAGCACGGACGTTCGCATACGCCTCCTTGCTTCCCTTCGAGAGCGTGACCTTCTCGGTGGTCTCGTATGTCACCGCGCTCTGATCACGCCCCCGAGTGGACACGACTGTGCCCTTTTGGATGATGAAGTCTCGGGGCGCTGGATCAGAGCTTGGTTTGCGGTAGAAGCGTACTTCCCCAGTGGCCTTGGTGGCTGCGAAGCGACTGATGCCCGCGATGGCGACGACCCGATCCAGGTCCTTACCTGTAGCAGTATCCAGAAATGCCGAGTCGTGGACGTATTCAAGGGCCTGCTCCTGGTTCTCGGCGAGTGTACGTGCCACCATCGTGGAGAGGGTGTCGAACACGCTGTCTTTTGAGAGGTCAGCCGTCTGACCGAACTCCTGGATAAGTTCCTGGTCGAGAAACTCCTTGATCTCCTCCTCGCTGAGGCTAACGTACTTTCCTTCTATTACGGGCATGGGTAGCTTTAGGGTCCTCGTGTGCAGTCGCGGTTGCTGTTGTGGTTCAAGGTGTTGTTGATCGTAGACACGTCACTTACTGAACGTCCCATCCGAGGTCCACCATCTCGTCGGGCAGTGTCATGGCGGTCGTGAAGGACTCGTTCTTTGTGGTCGTGATTTCCAGTTCGATCTCATCGGCGGCCTCGTCGTAGGCGAAGATGTCGACGCGACGTACAGGGTCGATCTGTGGGTCCTGATTCAGGCTTTCGAGGATGTCGGTTTCCAGATTCTTCAGGGTATTGGACGTGACGGGCGTGCCGACGTACCGCGCCGTGTTCTGCATGACCATGATGGCGACGGACTGGTGGATGTTATCCAGTTCGCTGATGAGGTCCAGGTCGCCGTGTGTACCGATCACGATGTCCTTGTTACGGTCGATCTCGATGTCCTGGACCTGCTTCAAGTATTCCATTATCTGAACTTCCGAAGGTTCTTGCTAAAGGTCGAGCGAATCCAGGCTCCACTGTCGCGGTCCTTGATGCAGAACCATGTGGTGTCGTTCTCGCTGACGGTTGTGGCGTACATGTCCATGTCGTCGGCTGCGCCTTGGCGCTGGCGATCTTCGTGCGACGAAGAGTCGCCAACGTCTTGTTCGGGGTCCTCGCGGTGTGCAGAGTCTTGTTGTTCAGTCATGCGGTAAGGACGTAGGAGTTGCCGTTATCGTCAAAGGCAACAAGCTCGTCGTTTTGTTTCTCGATGCGTGCACCCTGTTCGCCGAGACGTATGCTGCCGTAGTTGTTGTCGCCCGTGCCAACTCGGATGTAGTCGTTTTCGGTGTAGACTTTGCCGTCGTGCTCGACGCCGAGGCGCACGGCCCCACCCGCGGACTCGATCCTGAAAATCTCGCCGTTGGAACTGGGGTTCTTGGACGCTCGAAACAGGTGCTCGATGCCGCCACCGCCTTTGTAGCTCACGCCACCGTTGTTCGTGTCGTAGAACTTTAAGGTTCCAGCGCCGCTGTCGTATTGAATGGACTGGGACGGATCGGCCTCGAATCGCAGTATCTCGGCACCTACGATCTTGTTGTCCTGAAGGTCGAGGTTCTTGTTCAGGTCGATGTCGCCAGAGGGCTGTATCTCCATGGCGACGTTGTAGCTGTCGTAATCGAAGATTGTCAGCGGTCCGTTGTTGTACGAACGACTGATGCCCCAGTCGTTGCCACCGTCCTGTCCGAAGCGAAGCCAGTGGTTCGAGGAGGTGCCCGAATCCTCCATGACATAGAGGTGTGAATCGTCCACGTAGGTATTGTCCTCGAAGCTCCACGAGCCTGAAATACTCTCGTCCCTGTTCGTGTGGGCTTCGTCGGGGTGTTCTTGCACGCTCGTGTACGGAACATGACTCTCGGAGGTGTCCCACAGCTTGAGCGTGTTGGCACCATCGGTAACGTGAATGTTGTAGTCGAATTTCCACGTCGCTGCTATGGTCTCGGCCCTGTCTGTGTGGGTTTCCTTCGGGTGCTCCTCGACGCTCGTGAAGGGGATGTGCTCGTCGTTCTTGTCCCAGAGTCGTGCGTCCTTCGGGCCGCTGAGGGACACGAGGATGTCCTCGTCAAAGGTCCACGTGCCCGTGATGGTCTCGTTCTCGTCGTCCTTCACGGTGTTGGGGTCGTCCTCGACTTGCTCGTGAGGGACGTGTCCGTTATCGTCGTTCCACAACCGTAACATCGAGCCTGACTGGTCTTCGGCGTACAGGTCTCCGAAGTTGTCAAGTTCGAGCCGTCCGCCGAAGGACTTGAGTATGGCGTGGCCCGTGTCGACGGCCTCCAACGTGGCGTTTCCGTCTTCGTCGAGAAACACGTTCGCGTTGTTGAGGGCGTTACCGACACGTCGCTCGCCAGCGGTGTAGGCGGGCTCCACGTCGGTGTCGTTGTCACGTCGATAGACGACGCCAGTGGCGTACTCATGGCCGCCAGGAGTTTGCACGAGGTTTACCTTATCCCCGACCCGTGGAAGGGCCACGTCGCCGATTACGGACACCTGATAGGGCACGAGCCTGGAGGAACCGCCCTGTACGGGACTCACGACGATGGAGTGTTGGTGATTTGCCGTGTTCTCGTCGCTGTCGAAGGTCTGCATGACCTCTGCTTGTTGGGAGGCTCCTCGGGCCCGTTGTTTTCGTGCAGTGTCAGTGGCGTTCGTGAACGGGTTTGACTCGTCGGGCATTAGTGTAGAGGAGGTCAGTTGGTGGTCTTCATCTCGCTGTCGATCTCCAGGTCCGTGGGTCTGAACTGTAGGGTGACACTACAATGGGTCTTGTAGCGTTCACCAGCCTTCTTGTGGTGGCGACAGTCCATGATCTCGTACCCGAGAGGCTCGGCATTGGCGTTTGGATAGGTCCCGTTACACACGGGGATGGCGTCGATGAAGTCGTATGGGTTCATCTGCACCTTGCCTTTGGTCACGATCGTGCCCTGGGAAGCGCCCTCGTACAGTTCACGAAACTGCTTGGTGGCGGCCCGTTCGGCGTTTTCGAGCCTGGACTTGTCGCCCTCTATTACTTCAGGGGCGTACTCGTAGCCACCCGCCCGTTGGAGCAGGGCCGTGTTGGTCACGGACACAACGGGGAACTCGTCCGTGTTGGGCGGGGGCTGGCCCAGTAAAACGCCTGGCGTGTTCAGGATTCCTTCAATACTGTCGGCTGCCTTCCCATAGTAGATGAGTTTGTTGAAGGGCTTGATGTTATACAAGGCGTCGTTTTCGAGGACCCTGACGTTACCGCCTGCCTCGATCCCCGCAAACTTGCCGCGGAAGAGTTCCTGGTTCGGGCCAGCCACGTCGAACACCAGGGTCGTGCCGTTTGGTAGGGGCTTGAACTCCCACTTTCCTCCCGCGGATTCGAGCACCCAGTCCATCACGTCCGTGAGGTTGTGACGGTTCTTTTGGTAGTTGACGTGCCCCATTCCGAAGGCGTCTGCCAGGCCTTCGGCAACGTCCTCCGTCACCTCCAGCTTCTCCACGAGGGTCTGGGTAACGTCGTCAAGCTGTGCAGCACTGCCGCCAAGCAGTGCCCCCGCAGTGGCACCGAAGAGGTTGCCCACGAGCCCGCTCAACAGGTCCTCGAAGAACCCCTCAGCCCCCTCCTCGGCGTCGAACTTGTTTGGACCCAGGACCCTGACTCCCACGTTGTCGAAGACGGTCCTGTTTTTGATGCCGTACTCGCTGTCGTTGACGATGAAGTTCAGGACTGTGCTAATCGAAGGATCATCGAAGGTGGTAGTGACCTGGATCGACCGCATCAGGTCGGCAGGATCGTACACCATCATCCGCGAGACACCGTTCTGTGGGGCAGGTCCCACCGAGCCCACGTACCCGTAGTGTTTGATGTGCCAGGCTCCACTGGTGTTGAAGAACACACGGGCGAGGTCGTACTCGGAGGTTTCCTTGTAGGATTGTACCTCGTCTATGACGGACGTGTCCTGCCACTCGCTCGGAAACTTGACCTCGGCGGTCCGATTCACGTCGGCGGGTCCGTTCTTGGATTCCGTAAGCTCGACTTCCGTGACTGGGATACGGGCCCACCCACCGCCGCTGTTGACGTCGACACGGACCTCCGAGTCGATTGGTCCACAAAGGTCCCAACTCATGGCGCTGCCCCCTTCACACCCGTGGCGGTCAGGTCGGCGAAGGGTGCTCCGCCAGTCTTTGGCGACTGGCTAACGCAGTAGCCGAAGTTCCTGGCTTCCAGGCGCGTGTTGCTCAGGCCTGTAGACTTCACGCCCATGTTATGCACGACGCTCATGATCTACTGGTCCTCAAGTTTCTGGCGCAAGATGACCTGGAACTTGAAGATGAGGTAGGCCACGTTCCCGATGTGGATGCCGACGTCGCCCGAGGTCTGTGTGATGTTCACTTTCTTGACCACCATGTCCTTGGTGTGGACGTCGGTGACGACGCGAACGCTTTCGCCCTTGTCCAGGGACTTGATACCCTCCATTTCCAGTTCGCTGATCCAGCCCTCGATCGTGAGTGTGGGATTGCGGTTTGCCTCACGACGGTTCTCGGTCTCACCACACGTCGTGGTAATGGACGAGATTTTACCCTCGTGCTCGTAGTCCACTTCATCGACAATGGCGGGGATCGTGCCGTCGATGGAAACGTCTACGGATTGGGAGACGCTGCTGACTGGTCCGCCGCCAGTGTCACTGCCTTTGATTATCATGTGTTGGTCCTGAGTACGTTGTGGTCTAACGTCTCGACGTTAGCGACTACCTGCGACGACGAGTCGCCAGGTTCTTACTTCTTGGAGCGACGTGCCTGGGCACGCTGATTGTCGTACTGCATTTTCTTCATTCGCATCTGGTCGTCTTCGGGGTCCCCACTTGCGTGATAGTTGTTCACGGTCTTGTTTGTGGCACGGCCGCCTGGACGTGGCCCTCCGTCACCAGGACCCTGGGGCCCGCCACCAGACGGGTCGTATGGGTTGAACCCGTCGGTCCGACCGACCTGCTTGTCGAAGTCCTTGATGGAGTCGGTGAGGTCCTGCATCTTGTTGTCGGCACTGATGAGTTTCCCGACCAGAATCCCGAGACCCACGAGCAACAGACCGATGCCAGTGGCCGCGATGGCCGTGGCAATGGCGTAGAGGGCCCCCGAGAGTCCCAGGGCGGCGAACTTGGCAGCGATGAAGCTCGGCACGAGCGAGGAGAGGGTGATCTGGCTCGTGAGGAGGAGGATGGCGTTAATGGCACCTGCGATGGACCCGAGGAGCGAGAAGGCCGTGATGACGAGGAGCACGACCCCGAGCAAGAAGCCGAGTGCCTCGCCAGGGATGCCGATGGCATCCGCAAGCTGCACGACCCAACTAATCAGACCGATGACAATAGAGGCCAGGTGGAGCAGCCCCGTCGAAAGCTTCAGGAGCATGGGCAGCGCCTCGATCAGGGCACCCACGAACCGTGCGATGGCGGGGTAGGCATCGTAGAACAGGTCGATGAAGCCCTGCACCACGTCCGTGTTCTGGAGCCACTTGCCGATCTCACCGAAGACGGGCGACAACTGATCTGCCATTCCCGCGAGACGGGCGAGGAACCCAGGGAGGTACTCAAGGACGAACCCACCGAAGGCACGGGCCTCGTCCCGCAACTCCAAGAGGGCATCGCCCCGCTTTGCAATTTCATCGAAGAGGGCTTCCAGTCCACGAAGACCGTCCTCGAAGATGGGGGCCAACTGCTCGGCAAGAGGGGCAAAGCTCTCGAAGAAGCTCTCCGTCAGCCTCGTGCCGATCTCACTAAAGTCCTCGGCCGAGGGCATCCCGTCGCCAGGGCTTTGGGCCATTGCAAAGCCCAGGGCACCCAGGCCACCGATTGCGGCAAGGGCTCCCGCGGCCGTGGCCGCCGCAGCGGCCAGGGCAAGCACGCCGCCGATTGCGGCTGGCAGGGCCCCGATGAAGACCATCAGCAGGGGCACGAACGCGGCGAAGAGGTTATGCACGCTGCTCATACTCAGCGAAAGGTCACTGAGTGAGCGAGAGACTCGACTCACGCCACGTCCGAAGCGACTACGGCCCTCCTTTCCACCACCGTGGTCGCGGCCCGTCAGGCCCTTGGCAACGTCATCGAGGCCCCCTACCAGTTCCTTGACGTTGGCGGCTAACCCGCTCGTGGAGCCACCACGTCGCCGCCCGTTTTCACCCGCCCCGAATCCAGGGACGTCCCCACCGAAGATGGCTCCTGCCTCTGCCTTACCGATGTCTATTTCCCCAAGCCCCTCGCTCGGGTCGTTCTTGGCGTCGAAGTAGACAGGAACGTGGACACCCGCTGTCTCAAGGGCCTCCATGGCTGCATAGAACTCAAGGAGGGCAGCCTCGTATTCGAGGTTGACAGGAACGTCTACCTCGTACTCCTCAAAGGCCTCCAGTTGTGTGAGCAGAGGCTCCTCGCCCGTGAGGTCGAGACGGGCCTCGATGTCCACGTCCTCGGTTTCGAGGCCACGAATGTAACTATTCAGTTCCCTGATCTCATCGGCGATATGGACGGTGACGTCGATGTCCACCTCCGTGCCCTCCTCAATGGCTGCGATCTCCTCACGAAGCGGCTCGAAGTCGGGGTCCAGGGTGGCACGGACCTGGGCCTCACGGCCCTCTGCCTGTTGGATGGCTCGTTCGATGGCAGCCTCGTCGGCCTCGAAGTCTATCGAAACTGTGGCGAGGTCGTCTTCCAAGGAGTTTGCCCGTCGCTCGATACTGTTGAGGTTCTCTTCAGTAAACTCGACAGCCACGGTCCTGTCGGTGGGCGGCACTGGGGCCCCGCTGACTTGGTTGAAGTCAACGTCGACCTCTATTTCACGCCCGTCGAGGCGCTCGATCGTGGCGCGGGCACCCTCCTCGCTACTTTCGGTGAAGTGGACGGGGACGGTGACGGCCTCGCCTTCGAGGCTGTCGAGTGCTTGATCGACGTGCTCGGTGATTGGCTGGAATCTGACTTCCGAGGTCCGTGTCGCCGAGGCACGGTCGAGTGCCCGATCCAGGTCCGTGCGTTCGACGTCGAAGTCGACCTCCACTTCAATGGGGTCACGATCGGGGACCCCACTATCCACGTCGCTGTACGAGGCAGTGACCTCACGCTCCACACGGTCGAGGGCCCGTTGGACGTTCTTGGGCTCGAAGTCGACTTCAACGGTGGCCTCGCGGTCGTCCAGGTCCGCGATCGTGCCACGAACCCGTTCGGAGCGTTCGTTGAAGTAGACGGGGACGGTGGCCCACTCGTCGTCTATGTCTTCGATCCAGCCACGTGCCGCCACCGAGTTGGCGTCCTTGAAGTCGATGTCGACGGTGGCCTTCTTGGCGGCCAGGTTGTCGATCTCGGCAAGGGCCTGCTCGTAGGACTCGTCCGTGGTGAACCCGAGGGTCGCCTCGACCTCTGTGTCGATGTCGGAAAGTAGGTCCGTGTCTTCATCGACGTCGAAGCCCACGTCCACGTCGACGGACTCGCTCTTCAGGTCGCCGATGAAGTCAGTGACCTGATCCGTTCGAGAGCGGTCAAACCTGACAGTGACCTCAGCAGTCTCCCCATCGACGTCTTCGACTTTGGTGACGACAGACTCATAGCCCTCCTCGTCAAAATCGACAGAGACGTGAGGTTCGAGGTCTTCCAGGCTCTCGATCTTCGAGACAGTCTCGGCCAACTCCTCGCTCTCGGCAATGTCGACGTCGAGGGTTAGCTCGGTCTCGTCTTCAAAGAGGTCGAGGCGCTGTTCAAGGGCCTGAAGCTCCTCTTCGTAGTGAAAAGCAGTTTCGAGGTCGATGTCCTTGTTGTCAAGCTCGTCAATGTCCTGGCCGAGCTTTTCGATCTCCGTGATAAGCTCGTCCACCTCCTCGCTAAACTCGTCAACAAGCTCGACAACGATGCGGAGGTTATCGACGTCAGCCATGTTAGCGGCCCTCGTTCAACACGAACCTGCTGCTCGGGTGCCTGTACTTCGAGGTCGGCGAAGAGCCCTCTTTGCCAGACTTTGCCGAACGGCTCGTTCGGCAAGGACGTGTGATGGCTGCCATGTGAGCTTGTGGGTTCGTGTTTCTCGCTGTTTCTCGGCCCGTGAGCAGGGCGTGTGTCTCTTTGAAGAAGAAGTAAGGGGCCAGCGTCCTGGCTTTCTCAGTGTCGCTGTGTGGCCTCAGATTGGCGTGTGAGCACGAACCTGTGCCCTCTGGTGGTTTGGATACAGGTCCGTGTCTATCGCGCACGTGTGGCCCGAGGTTTGTGTTCACCGCTTCACGAGCGTGTCTGAGAGCACGCTCATGCTCTTTGAGACGACGCTGAGTGTCATCGGAGGTCGTTCTCTCAGAGGCTCTTAGAAGCGCGAGATTGGCTCGTGAGCACGACCCCGTTGTGTCGCCGACTTTTCGTAGAAACGTCGGCGGCTTTGTCGGACGACTCGCTCGTTCGACCAGTTACGCGAACTGGTTCGTGGCCTGGCGAACGGCCTGGGACTGCTGGAACCCGCTCGGCTTCTTGTACTCGTCGTCCGTGTGGTGATCCTTGGCGAGCACGTAGACGAACCGTTGTAGAGGCGTCATTCGTGCCTGGGTCTCGGCAAGGTGGAAGTCGTTGTCGTGGAGTCCGTACAACTCCTTGCCGTGGCGGGACTCGGCTATCTCTACGACTTTCCCGAATCACCCATGGTCTCTCGAAGGACCTGGATGCCGATGGTGAACGACACGAACTTGGTCGATCGGTCCATCATGCGGGCGATCTCGTCGTTGAGGTACTCTTCTGTGTCCTCACTGGAGGTGGGTTCGTAGCCGTAGTGTTCCTCGATGTAATCGCCTTTCTCGATCAAGGCCTCGCGCTTGTCGGCCTCGTCGGGCACCACACCGTACTTGGCAGCTTGGCGCACACCCTCGAACGTGTCGTAGTCGAGGCGGCCGAAGATGTCAGTGGACTCGTCTTCAAGCTCCTCCTGAAGCTCCTCCAGTCGCTCACTCTCGTCGTCGTCCAGGTCCTCGGAGTCCCGAAGTTCCTGGTACTCGTCCATCTTCTCTTCGTCCAACTCGCCCTTGAGACTCCGAAGGGCCTCTCGGTCGATCAACTCCATGACCTCCCAGAACTCTGGGTCACGGAGTTGCCGCACGGATAGCTCCTTCTTCTCGTCTTCGATGTGAACGTTGATCTCGCCCCGCCACGATGCGCCCTCCTCGATCTTTGATCTGGCCTCGAATAAATCAGACATCTGTTATGTTTGGTCCTGTTTGTGTGATTTACGTGGCTTCCCACGTTCGTGTCGGTTCACTCTCGTGCTGTATAACAGCAGAAAAGCCCCCGCTACACGGTGGTGTGTAGCGAGGAAACAACGTGAAGCTACCCTTCGCTGACGCTCACGGCCATGCCGCTGACCTCGTACTCAAGCGCATCGCCGCTCGATGCACTGTAGTCTCGCGTTTCGGCGAAGGCATTATCGAGCGAGATGTCGAAGTCCTCGCCCTGGGCCCGCAACTGAAGTCGTGCGGGAGCACCGTTGTCGGTACGGGCAAGCGACCCGAAGAGAGCGGCCTCCTCACCCTGAACGGTGAACGAGAAGTTGTGCGTGACGTCTCCCAGAGACATGCCCTGAGTGTCGTGGTCGCCCACGCCGCTGAGTGCGGACATGTCGCTGTCCGTTCCGATAGTAAACTCGTCCACGACCATTTTTTCGGTGTTCACGACCTGGCCGCCCTGTGCAGAGGTGACGTACAGGTCGACGTTGTTCGCGTTGACGATCTTGCTTTCGTGAAGTGCCATGTATCAGTAATCTCCTGTGTTGAGAGCGTTTACGCCCGCTCGTCCTGGCGAACGATGTCACCCACGAGAATCGACACGTTGATGTAGTCCATCATGTCGACCACATCCAGGCCGATGTTCACGCGAACCTCGTTCGGGTCGTTCGGTGCCTCATTGACCTCCACCACGAAGTCGTCCAGCAGCGGGGGCCTGTTCTCCTCCATGCCCTCGAAGGCCGACCGATGGCTCTCGTAAAGCAGGAACCTGTTCGTGTCGGTGTTGGCGTCACCGATGAACTGCTGGTTGATCTGGTGGCTGCGTTCGGTAGCCTCGTCGGCGATCTCGTCCACGTAGATGCGCTCGAACTTCGTGTTCTGGGAGGTCGTCATGTCCTTCACCACGAAGATACGACCGCTCGACTTGAGCGGAAGCACGCCCTTGTCGATCAGGTCCCCGAGTTGGGAGTTGGTGTAGGTGTCCCGAAGAACCGCGTAGCCATCCACGGACTCGTAGGTCGTGGAGTCGCCGAGTTCTTTAGCGGCCTGGAGGCCAGCAACCCCCGAGACGGTACGGACCTCCTCGGTCCGTGCCACGTCCTCGAAGCCTCGGGAGGCTGCCACGACAGAGAGGCGACTCGAATCGAAGCTGTCCGTGTAGTTCGCCGCCTCAACCCCTGGGCTCGCACCCACAATGCCGTGCATGAACTCGAAGTCCTGTGCCTTCTCGCTGAGGCGTCCTTCGAGGTGGTTGGCGACCGAGACGTTCTCGGTCAACGCGGCGATGAACCGTGGCGTTTCCACGACCGCCGCGTCGATGGCGTTCTGATAGTCACCGTAGGTGTAGGTGATGTCGAAGGTGTTCGCCGAGTCCGTCTTCACCTCGCCCGTGATCGGGTTGACGGTGATGTCGCCCTCATTGGAGTCGTGGGTGGGCGGCGAGTTGTAATCGACTGCCACGTCCGCGCTTGCCCCACCGCCGTTGTCATACCCCTCAATGGTGTGCTCGGGCTGGACGTTCGGGTCCATAACGGGGGCCTCAGTGAGGACCTCTCCATCCGAGACGGTATCCGTGGTTTCGGTTTCAGCGACGGGCACCGCGTACACGGTGCTGACTCCGTTTGCAAGCGCCTTCTTCGTGCCACGGGCAAGCTCGCTGCCCTCACCGAACTGGGACTCCGCAGTAGGTCCCGACGAGAGGGCAACGACCTCACCAGGCGTGGCCGTGCCGTTGCTGGTGTCCATCCCGCCGACCAGGCCAGCCGTGGACTCGAAGGCGGTCGAAACGCCGACCGTGCCGCCCGAGCCCACGCTGATGATGTCGTAGGGAATATCGTTCGTACCGTAGGTTCGTGCCATGTGTGATCTCCGTTAAGTGTTATAGTGTCGAGTGTCTGCAACTACCGTAGTGCATCAGGACGCTGAAGAGTCCTTTCCAGTCGTCTGGTCGTAGTTGTCCGCGTTGTCAGTGTCCTCAGTGGTATCCACGTCCCCGCCGATCGTGTCGATGGGTTCGACGGACTTGACGCGACCACTGACGTAGCCGATGACGACCTGCACCGTGTCGCCCCGCATCACGGACGTGGTGTTCACGTCCGTCGAGTCGGACATGTCCGCGACCCGAAACCGCTCGCAGTGTTCGTGGAAGTCCTTGTAGTCCCATCCCGAGTAGTTGAATCGCTGAAGCTCGTCACGAAGGTCCTGGTAGATTCGTTCCTGTTGGGTGTCGTCGTCCACCATGACGCTGACGTCGGCAACGTAGTCCCAGTGTGAGACATAGACCTCCTCGGTGACACGTCCCTGGTCGTCTCGATGGACGTGATCGGGGCCCGCAGAGCCCTGGTTGAAAGGGTGTGGCCGTTCACTGCCGTCGTAGTAGATGGCTGCGGATTTTTCCGAAGCCTCCGAAAAGTCGACCGTGACCGTGGCACGACCGTCCGCGATGGACAGTAGCTCCTCGTAAAGCGCCACTCTGATGTCCTCTCGTCGTGCCATTGCTGTTAGGGGTCGTGTTGATCAGGGGCGTGTAGCAACCAGGTTCGTGTAGTAGGCAGGCTCGTGCGATTACACACTGTCGACGGCTCGGTCTACCGCCTTTTTCACGTTCTTGATAAGGCGAAGCTCGCGCCGACGCCACGCGGGTCTGAAGAACGGGTGTGGCTCTTGGCCTTCCCGTGCGATCGAGGCAGTGATTGCCCCAGGTAGCTCGGACTGTGAGATTCGTGGGTGGTCGGGCGTGATTCCCTTACCCTCGACCCACTCGGTGATCTCCGCAAGCAGTTCCGCGCTCTCTTCAGGAGCCTCGAACGTGAAGTCGGGGTGCGTTGCCTCGCTGTTGCTTCCAGAACCGAACTCCACGACAGGGGCGTAGGGCGCAATCAAGGGGTCCGTTTCGACCACGAAGGTGCGAAAGCCAGCCTCGTTCACGTGGTCGGAGACCTTGAGCGAGGCACTGAGGGGACCACGCCAGGCGATTCGTTCCGTCGGTCCACCCGCATTGATGTTGTCAATGGCGTGGGCCTTGATCAGGGCCATGTCTTCGCGCACCGACTCCGTGACCTCATCCTCGATCTTGTCAGGGAGCTTCGCCAACCGCTTTTGGACCCTGCGTCGACCAGCCATTATTCGTGCTCCACCCTCTCGAATCGAAGGCGGTAAAGCGGCGGGTCCTCGTCACGATGCACGCCAGTCATACTGACAAGCTCGTACTCGACACCGCCGTAGGTGAGGTGGTCGCTGACTTCGATATTAGGTTGAATCCCGTCGTGGTCGTTGACGGCAAGACCCTGAAGGCTGCCCTCGGTCCTGATTCCGCCAGGAACCTGGACTTCGGACTCGCCTGGCCGATAGAGGTAGATATGAGCAGGCTCGTTGCGTTCGGTCTTGTCCGTGACGTCCTGGCCCATGTTCCCCTTCGAGACCGTGACCTCATGGACCTTGTGAGGCGACTGACGCTGCCTGACGGCCGTCCGTGCAGGTCCGATGGGGAGTCGCCCTTTCATCTATCAGAGCCTCGTGGGCGGCGTGTGAGCGGCGTGTAGTCGTTCAGGAGCCTGTAGTTCTCGAAAGACCTGTGTTCTTCAAACGCCCTCATCCTATGTACGCGGACGTGTTTCTCATGCTCGTGGGCTGCACGTCCTTGTTCGAGCCACTTTCTTCGAGGGCGTCAGCGGCCTGCTTCGCCCACTGTTGTAGTTGGGCACTGTCCTCAGGCGGGGCGTCACGTGCCGCAATGGTCACGTCGCCGAAGGAATACGAACTGACGGAGTAGTTCTCGACAGCGACCTTCGCAAGGATGCACGTGTATGCCTTGAGGGCCTGGCCAAGTGCGAGGTCGTCGTACCAGTCCGTCGAGTCCGTCTCGATATACACGTCCCTCTTTGCGTCATCTATGTGGGCTGTCAGGTCACTGGACGTCAGTTCGTCCACCGTGTCGTGATAGCCCGTGGCCGAGCGCACCGCTGATTCCAGTTCGTTGTCGTCGCTTATCTGGAAGTTGCTCGGGTTCTCGGCCATTGCTCAGATTTGTGTAACCGTCAGGAACGTGTCGTGTTACAGGAGCATCTGCACGACGTCGCTCATGGACTGACCACCCTCGCTAATCATATACCCTGCCACGAGAATCGCGCCCTTTTCGAGACGGGAGAGTCGTTTCTCGTTGTCATCCAAGCGGTTGTCGACTTTCTCCCGTCTGTAGGTAGTCTGGTCCAAGTCACGATCAGGGGCCTGGGACTCAGCGGCCATTGAACACCCAGGCCTGTGTCGACATGTAGTCAGTCATAAACTATGCACCACCTTGTTAGCTATTCAGAACAGTGAGCTAACGTTGTCGAGCCGAATCACGTCCATGGCAGGGTACTCGCCGTCGTCGTTGACGTAGGTGCCCATGTTGTAGACGCTCTTGGCTCTCCATCGGAACTCGTGGCGCTCTCGGAAACCCTCCTGGGGAACGGGGTCGTCCCGTCCCGTGGGACGAGCCTGCTCGTAAAGCTCGTAGAAGTCCCCACCGTGCTCGGGAATCAGGTACATCGTGTCGTCGGGGTACTCCACGTCGAAGCGGAGGGTGTCGTTCGCGTCAGGAGCCGTGGGAAGACCGATCTCGGGCTGGATGTTGAGCGTGCGACGAACACCCACGCCGACCTGATCATTGTCGTTGGCGACCCAGTGAGACATCTGGGTGACACCATCGTTGTTCTGGATGCCGTTCCAGAGCGCCCAGGTGTCGTGCTGGCCGAGTGCCAACTCCCAGGTCGTGTCCGCGTACTCGCCCGTGGTACGACCGTAGGCCTCCTGGACGATGATGTTCGCGGGGATGTCGTCCAGGTCCGTGGCAGTGTCGAACTGCGAGCAGTCGATCACCTGGCTGTCGCCGCCAGGACCCTGGCCGCCCGAGGTGTCGATGTTGGCGTCGAGCCAGTTGAAAATGCCAGGAGTGATCTGATTGCCGTTCTCGTCGGCGGCACCATTGAGGAACTGGAGGTCGGCCTGGAGGTCGAACAGTTCCACGAGCCCGTTGCGAAGGCGCTGAAGCTTCTCGGCCCCGCCGTTCTTTTCGAGGTCCTCCTGCTCGACGGTGATCCCGTGGGTCATCCGCGGGATGTACGTCTGGTCGCCCTCGTAGCGAACCACGTCGACGTTACCCAGGACCTCGCCAGGCGCGGTCTCGGTCTCGGGCATGTCCGTGGCTGCGTCGAGGTAGACGCCCTCGCCCTCTTCGACGTACATTTCACCCTGCGGGAGCGTGGTCAGGGGAGCGAACTGCCTACGGTAGGAGGGCTGATCCCGTCCGAACCGCTTGAGCATGATGTCCTCGTCGGGAAGGAGGACCTTCATGTCCTCCTTCGACAGGAAACTGGTAGTAGCCATTAGTAAGTACCTCCGATTTCTTCAGTATCAGCGATGTGATTCATCGACGCACCTCGACCCGAACGGGGTGATCGTATTCAGCCACGGTGTCGCCAAGCTGGCGGCCTGGTCGAACCGCAATGCCGATGGGCTTGAAGTTGCCGCTCGCTTCATCGAACGTGGTTGCGCCAGCCGTGTAACCCTCCTCGACAATGCGGCCGTCCGAATTGTCAGGGGCGTCCGCGCTTGAAGAGTCCACGACACCAACGACGTCGCCGTGCTCGATGGCGGGTGCCGCCGAAGTGTCGTCCTCGATGGTCCGTGCCTTGATACGGTCCCGATCGGCGTCACCGCCGTGGGGAACGCGCTGATCTGCTTCGTAGGTCTCGTCAACGACCTCGTTCTGGTCGTCCCGAGCAAGAAACTCGGGCTCGTAAGTGGCGACCCCATCAAAGCGCCCGTCCGACGCCAGCGGGTTTGCCCCGCCCGTAGCGTCGACAAGCTCGCCAGCCGTCACGGCCTCATTGGCGAGGGCACTTTTGAGGGGTCGATCAGCCGATTCGATGTAAAGTTCCATGTGTTTTGATCTCCGTTGTGGTATCCGCGATGGTACTGCTTCTATTATGGTAGCTGTGGAGTTGAGTCTTATAAAGGAGCGAGCCCCTTACAGCAACTCCTCGTTCTCTTCCCAGGCACGAACCCGAACGACACCTTCTTCGGATGCCTCGTCCGTGGTTCCCTCGGAATCCTCCACGACACCGCCCTTGATCGAGACGTCAGCCCCGATGTCCTGGGCAAGCTCGTGAAGCTCGTCGCGCTTCGCCTCCAGTTCATCGAGGTTCATGTCCTCGTACTCGTCCTCGTAGCGGTCAGTAACCTGCTCGATCTCGCTGATGAGGTCTTCACGCTCGTCCTCTCGGTACTCGGCCAACTCGTCTTCGAGGTCCTCGGTCGCGTCGAGGCGTGCCTCCGCCGCGTCGATCACGTCTTCGGGGTCGTGGTCCTCCTCGATGTCGAGGCTTTCTCGAAGGTCCTCGAAGGCGGTTGCACGATCCTGTGCTTCGGCGTGATCCTCTTCGAGGTCCTCATAGTCGTCCTGTAGCTGTTCGTGATCGGCGACCAGTTCCGCCACCTCGTCGTTCATCTCCGCGATGGTGTCGAGAGTCAGGTCGCCCGTATCAAGATCGAAGTCGTTGTCAGTCATGTCGGTAGTCTCCGTAGGTTCGTGTTGTTCGTCGTCCGTGTCGCCACCCGCGTCCTCGCTTTCCAGTTCGCTGTCATCAGCGCCCTGAACATCATCGAGGGTCAGTCCCGCCGCACGCTCGTCCGCATTGAGCGCCACGTCGCCGCTTTCGACATCGACGCCATACGCATTGCGGTACTGCTTCTTGAACGTCTCTCCTTCCGCCGAGTCCACTGCCAAGCCACAACCCTGATCTCCGCTACAGCGGCCTGTATCCACCGCCGCAGCGTGGTCGATCATCAGGTTCGTCTGGTAGCCGTCGAGGTCCTCGGTATCCACGTCCCCGACTGCACCGTCGAAGTCGGATTCGAGGTCCGAGAAGAACCCGATCGAGACGTCGTTTGCATCCTCCACGAACCCCTTTGCCTCCTCGTCGTTCGTGGGAATATACAGCGACTCGCGTAGCTCGTTCGTCTCGGAGTCGAAGCGAGGGTTTCGCCAGAATCCATGGACTTGCCACGGACGCTGGACCGTGCCCGTCGCGGGGTGGTCGAGTGTGAAGGGAATGTTATCCGCACTCCACGCTGCCTTCTCGATCTCCTCGGCGGGCTTCGTGTATGCCTCCACACTGCCGTCCTTCCGATACAGTTGCTTGACAGGCTTCGTCAAGACTCCCTCGATCTTGTAAAACTCCTCCGTGTCGAAGGCGTCAGTCCACGGTGCATCCGAGACCGTGACGGTCTCCACGTCGCTCCAGTCGATACGGACCTCCTCACCGTCGACCGTGACTCCTTCGGTTTCCTCGAATCGGAACGAGGCCGTCGAGTCGTAGGTTAGTGTTCTATCCATCGTCGTTGTCGTTGCGGTCGTGTTCAGTCAGCGTCCAGTCGGTAGTTAAGAACGTGCTCTGCCCAAGGGTCGTGTCAAATTTCAGGGCCATCACTCGAACACGAACCCCGCGTCGCCACGGTTCATGCCACCGACAACGCCCTGGTGATCGAAGACCACGAACGGGGCAGGTTCCCACCCGCTCGTGATCGAGTCCGCGTTGATGTCGGCGTTTTTGGCGATCAGGAACCCGCCACCCATGCCCGTGGCACCGAGCGGGGCGTCCACGTCCACGTTCACGTTGCCCCCTATCATGACCGTGGACATTTCGGTGAAGTTAAAGGCCGCGTCCGTGTTGCCGTTGTCCACGACGCTGCAATCTCGGAGGGCTGCCTTTCCACCGTAGAAGTCCATGGCATAGGCGTGTCCGTTGCCCCACCGCCCGTTCGGCTCCAGGACGCAGCCGTCGACAAACACCTTTGTTCGGTAGCTCTGGAGGGTGCCGTGGACGTGCACGCCCTCGATCTGGAAGTCCTGGACCGTGCAGTCCATCTGGAGGTTGATCTGGTTTGCATGGACGTGGTGGTCGCTCGGCGAAGTAGTATTACCCTCGATAATGACCTTGGCGCTGCTGAGGCCGTCGATGGTGGTGAAAGGCACGTTGAACGACGAACCCACGTCGTCCGAGTCGTGGTGTCCTGCCAGGAGCTTGATCTTGTAGGTGTGTCGCACCTGGACGGGCATGTAGTTGAAGGCGTCCTGGAGCGAGCCGAAGGGGTTCGACTTCGTGCCAGCGCCCTCGCCAAAGTCACCGTTCGGGGTCACGAAGACCGTCTCGTGATCCACGGTCGTGGGGCGACGGTCCACGAGCCCGTAACGAGGCCGAGTGTTCTGGATAGGGCCACTGACGTCCTTCCAGGCAGCGTCGCCGCTTGAGGAGGGCTGTGAGGAGCCAGTGTCGTCGCCGCCACTGTCGCCACCGCCACCACTGCCGTCACCCAGGGTCTCGGTCGCGTTGTAGTCCGTGGCGGGATACCAGCCGTTGTTGTTGACGTTGATGTCCACACGGTCTGGATCATCGAAGGCCATGCGGATTTTGCCACCCGAGTAGGTCCAGGCGTCCGTGCCACCCCACACGGCGTCGTTGCGGACACGCCAGTTGTCGTTCCCGTTCTTGTCTACAGTGCCCCCGCTGCTGGAGGCACCCATCTTCGTGGTGTTTTCAGGTTCGTGGTCCCCGCCAAAGACGAGGACATAGTTGTTCGCGCTGTCGCCGCCACCGTCTCGAACCGCAATGTCGTGTATTGCCATGATTGTTACGTGTAAAGTCGATAGTCCAGTATCGAAGACTATATGTGGTGGGTGTTCGTCGGTGGTATCAGAGGGTCGAGGCCCTCGCGGAAACACCATGCAAGCCACAAACCTGCTGTCGAAGGTCGTATCGTCTCACGAGCCTGTCTCAACCACGAAAGTGTCCGAAGCATGAGCGTGCGTCACACCTACCAGGACGCCCTCGGAGAACGTGACTTCCAATTGTTGCTGGAGGGTGCCACGCTCCTGGACGAGCATTACCGTCTTCAGACACGGTTCATCCTTCTTCTGGGTGGTCGACTCGGGATGCGAGCGGGAGAGATGTGTCACCTGAAGGAGGATTGGGTCGACTGGGACCGCTCGATGATTAACGTGCCACGCTACGAGCCTTGCGATTGTGGATATTGCAAGGAGCAGGCACGTCAAAAGACCGAGTGGAACGACCTGACCTTCGAGGCCGCCATGGAGCAACGATGGTGTCCGAAGAGCGAGGCGGGAGCCAGGACCATCCCCTTCGACTTCTCGCCCAAGGTCGAGCTTATCATGGAGCGGTTCTTCGACCGCTACGACGAGTTTCCCATGAGTCGCAAGACCGTGAACCGCCGCGTTACCAGGGCCGCGGAGAAGGCAAAGAGCATAGACCCCGAGCGGACCTATCCTCACTGCCTTCGATCCACGGCCGCGACCTACCACGCCTCTCGCGGGCTGAAGGCTATCCAACTACAGGCCCTCATGGGTTGGAAGGAAATCCAAACCGCGCGTAGGTACGTCAAGTTGACGGGCGAGCACACTGCCAGGGCGCTGCGTAACGCGCACAACCGATAGCCGCGGCCCTTCTTTTCGGACGAACTTGGGTAGAGCAGAGGCGTCAGCGTGCAGTTGGTTTCGCGGGGTTCACGAACCTGGTTTCAGAGACACCACAGCCTTGCGTTTACACGAGCCTGGTGTGATACACCTGCCCAATACGTCCACCCTA